ACTTTAATATGACTGGCATCAATCATTAGCCATTCGTAGTCCGGATCATTGACCAGTAATTCCAGTAATTTCTCCCAAACCCCTTTATCCCGCCATCGGCAAAATCGTCGATGTGTGTTTTTCCAGTCGCCGTAATCCGGCGGCAAATCCCGCCAGGGTGCGCCTGTGCGTAAAATCCAGAACACCGCGTTGATAAACTGGCGATTATCTTTTGCAACACCTCCCCACTTGCCTGATCGCCCTGGCAAATGGGGTTCCAGTAACGACCACACATGATCTGAAAGATCATGTCTACGATAAGCTTCTGACATACTATTACCATGTATAATAATCACTTGCAGCATAATTATACAGTAATTTCTAACTTGTGACGACGCTATCTAATAGTTATCCTGATCAATAACGTCTCTTACGCAATGCCGGGTATGCACGGATCAAGCGATGGCGCAGTTACAGAAGCGCCGCGTGTCACAAAAAGTATGGGAGAACCGATCAACTCGCCCGGCGCAGAACTCGAAATTACCTACAGTTCGGACGGCAAGACAGCCATTTTTGTATCTACGAGGGAAGGCAGTATCGAGTCGCCCGGCAATCCTTATAACTTTGATATCTGGATGTCTTACTATGAAAACGATGCCTGGCAACCACCAATTCATCTGGGGTCGGGCATTGATCCGACTGTAGGACCGAACATCAATACTTCAGCCTGGGAATTGGAACCGAGTTTTTCGGATGACGGCAATGTCATTTATTTCACACGATATGAGCCGGGTAATATTCTGTCAGGCGATCTCTACGTGGTTCAGAAAGTCGATGGTGTCTGGCAATCCGCTAAAAACTGGAATGATGTGCCGGAACTACCAAACATCAACACATCGACCGGGGAAGAGCATTGTCCGATTATTGTCTCCGACAGTTTGATTTACTTTAATTATAATCAACCGGGTGTAACGGAGGACAGCGATATCTGGAAAGTTGAAAAAAAAGACGGCGTATGGCAAGAGCCTGTAAGTTTAGGCACGAAAGTCAATTCCCCTCAACGGGATCATATGCACTGGACCGGATTATCGAAGGATGGCAAGAGTTTGGTCATTACCAGTATGCGGACTGATCTGGATTCCCGAGGTGGGCATGATATGTGGATTTCGCATCAAGATGAAAATGGCGAATGGCAGGAGCCGATAAACCTCGGCGATACCATCAATACAGGTGGCGAGGATATGTGTTGGACATTTACTCCGGATGGCAAGAAATTTACCGGCAGTTGGGGACCGCACGGTACTTACGATATGGATATTCGCTGGATTTACAAGGACGATGTTCCGCTATTAAGAAACTTTGAGCCGATCGGTCCACCGCCAAATTTGCTACTTAACAGCAAGGCAGTAACATCCGTAGACTGATATGGGTAAGTAATACTGAATTTATAATATCTAAAAAGCCTTCAGATTGAAGGCTTTTTTGTTTCACGCTGATTCTGATTTGGGACTTTGTTAGCTACGACTGCGCACGATGCATATGTGTCAATCAACATTGAAAATTTACCGGGGAGCAACATCCAGAAGTTGCCAGTTGAAGGTATAAAAATTTAGTTGTTGAAAGCATTATTACGATGTCTGAATCGATAGGAATCGTTACCGGTTTCGAGGATGTCACAGTGATGTACGATGCGATTGAGTAAAGCGGTGGTTATTTTTCATCGCCAAAAACCTGTACCCACTCAGCGAAATTGAGATTTGAGATGATAATCAGAGAAGTTGTCTCATGCAACTGGTTAATGAGATGAAACAGCAAAGCACCGCCGGCCAGCTGTTCGATACGTGCTTTGGTCAACGGGTTTTCTGCCCAGTCGAAGTGGATCAATTCGCGATGATGGGGAAGCCTGGCGGTATGCAACTGATAGTTCAAACTGCGCGCCTTACGGTCAGTCTGCTCTGTGGCAATCAACCGATCCAGCCAGACTTCGGGTATCACCGGCTTCTGGCGCGCGCCGCCTTCGGCTTGCCATTCTTGCCAGGGGGGCGCCATGCCGTGCAGATAAAGCGCCTTGCGCCGCGCGTAACGGTCAGTGATCATTGAGCAATCTCCGCAAGCTATCGTAGCGGCTGCAGTCGGCCTTGGGTTCGATATGCTGGCCGGGCACGCTGTTTCGCTTAAACGGTACATTTCATTGAAAATAACGGCGGCGGTGATAATGCCGAGCTATAAAACAATGTGTTACATTGCCAATTTATATCCGTAGTCATCCGGACTAATTCATAAAACCTAATAAACAAACGGAAACGGGTTCTCATTAGTGTTATGCTCGTATTGTCCTGTAACTGTTTGCTTGCATTTAATTAAAAACAGAGGTAACTTCTTAGTTAATACTTTTTAACCCGTAGAAATAATCCTGTTATGGCTCAAAAAATCCAAGAAGTGCGTTATTAAAGCGCTGAACCGTAGGAAAATAATATAACCAGGTTTATCGACGGTAACGTTCATTTTTCTCCATTTGAGAAATCAGAGCTTTAAATCAATACCCATCGACCATTCTGGTAATTCATCGCAAGCATAAAAGTGCTTGTTCAGGAACTGATCATAAAATGTGCTGTATGTGTTTGTATGCTCTACAAGTGTTGTTCAATTGCAGAGATATATACACACTACTATTTGATAGAAGCAGATTGCCCGGTGGCTCCGCTTCTAATTCCTAATTCTGTTTGATGCCGGACCGAGTTTCAACTCTTGGCGGCCCACAATGGAAATCTTTTTTGATATGTTGAGGAAGTATGCTTTTTTATAGTGAACCTATTGACGGATTACCGGCCAGGATTGCCAAAGACGCCTCATCCGGCTTGCCGCTCCTGACCGAGCAAACCGCAATTTTTGAAATATTGCTGACATATTTATCGCTTCCGTATTCGGTTGCTGAATATGGGTGCGGAAAAAAAGCCAGCTTGATTATCGAGCAGCTTACGGATATGAAAATTCCCGCTTGGGCCATTCAGCGTGGTATTGCTATCGAACGTGATATGTCACCTGCAGCGCTGAATCAAATCGACATGCACCAGCGCCCATATGCAATAAGTGTCAATAATCCGTTGGCGCAACTGGGTGATCTACTGGATCCGAATTTGCGCAAAATGCTGTCCTGCGTCGTTGAAGATGTGCAGCCGATGCAAAAGATGATCAAAGTGGGTCAATATGCCTTACATCATGAAAATGTTATTCAATTTGTCAAGGCCCGCAGCCATGTCTTTACGGTGCTATTGTTCTGGGATTCGGAGCACCAGTGCGTTGTTGAGCGCGTGATAGATCCCACTCTGGAGCCTGCGGGGCCGTTTCCTATTGCTGCACTCCGAAACAAATTGAACGCTCCTGAATGTTTCCTGTTAACAGCATGTTTATTAGGTAATTTCCGTTTGCGTTCAACATATTTGACCCATGAACAGCAAAAAGAAATCATTGACAATCTTGGATCGCTGGAAAAGTTGCAAGAAATAGGCCGGGATGAGCACAATAGGTTGTTCCGGACACTAACAGGAGCAGAGCCCGGTTCTGTCGGCGACCCTGATTTCTGGAGTTATATTAACAATTTTCATGATGCAGACGAGCAGTACCAAAATGAAAAGCTACAGATGACAGGGCCTGGAGATGAAATTCGGCCCCATTTACTGGCGCTTGTTGAAGCGCGTGAAAACCATCTTTATACGACAGGCATGATTCGTACGGAACTGGATAGCATTGTGACCCGGCTTCAACTCGAGTCAATTCTGGCAAACGACGCATTCCTGGCTGAACAGGCGCTGGAAGCGCTGGCTGACTGTGCGATTACGATCGTTTATTTTAATTCTTTGCAGTATATGGCTGAAAGAATCAAGAAAGGTGAGAAATTGCAGGATTATTTGCGAAATATCGTGATGAACAGTCCTTTGCGGGGTATTGGCGTACGGCAGCGGCGGCGTATAGACAAACTGGGCGTCATTGCTACACGAGAGGATGGCCAAATTGATGCCAGAGCTTTTAATCCGCAATTTCAAAATTGTGCCATCGAAACCATCAGGCAGATGAACAAAGCCCGGTTGTCCGTTTTCATCGATCAGGTTGGGAACATACATGGCGTGCGCCTGACCGATGCTGAACGTACTACAATACAACGGAAACAAGTCGAGATAAAAGAATTTATACGTCATGGCGTGAATCATTTTTCTCATATCGATACAGTTAAGGATGGCGGGAAATTTGATGGCCGTCTGGGCGTGACAGGCGGTATTGAAACCGCTGAACTGATTGCTGATTTGGAAGAATATTTTGGCGTAGAGGTCCAACATGAAGAATCCTCAGTAAGGCTCGTCGTTACGGCGTTTAATAATGAAGAAATGACCTTTACCGGAGAGGGGGTTTCTATGTCTGGCAGCGCCGCTGTTGCGGGATTTGCTGCCCCCAGTACAGTGCATAACATGATCAATCAGGAAGGCGAGCGTTATGGCGATAAATTCGTGGATTTTTTGACAGGATTAAAATCAGCCTGCGAATCCGGCGAGATCCGGCTTGCTCATGAATTGAAAGGTAACGGAAAGGGGTTGATCAATTCCTGTGCCGCACCAACTGATTTTTTTACAAAACATACGTTTGAAAGACATATTGAACAGGGTCCGGTGCTGGATCGCGCCCGTATACCGATGATTACCGTAGGAACGATTATGGGTATCCATCAAAGAGATTTCTTCTTTGATGGACAATTGGCTGAGCAGGCGGCTTTAGAAATGAATTGCCGTTTGCGCGAACTGAACCAGCAAGCGCCTTTCATGAATTCGCGGTTCACTGTTGGTATCATAGAACCCATTGGTGAACGTACACGCCACGCAAACCCGGATTTTGCAGTGCGGTGCGAGCTGGAGGGTGAGATGAATCATGCCGGGGCAACGGCGCTGGCTGACCGTCGTGATCCGGGAGTTGGTATCGGAAAACTGACGCGTATATTCCATAACTGGATAACAGCACATGCCAACCAATTTAACGGGTTGCAGGCGATTATTGGTGATGTTGAAATCAAGCCTGGAACAAATCGAAATGTAATTCCCGGTAAAGCAGCAATTACACTGGCGGTACGAGCCGAGAATTTTAATCCCGATCAGGGCGATGAAATATTAAGAATCCTGCTGGCTGCAGCTGCCGGGAAACTGACGGCAAGTGTGTCAGCTGGCGGAGAAGGCGTAACGGTTGGGCGTATTGAACCTGTCAGCTATGTTAAAAATGCTTCGCTCGTGCGTTTGTCGTTGGATATTCGGGAAGCCGACGCAACCGTGCTTGGACAAGCCCAGCGAAGTCTCGATAAAATTGTGACAGCGCTGGAGAATGATTTGAAGGTCAAAATCAGGTATGAAGTCAAACAGCAGTTAAGTCCAAGCCAACTGGTTGATTCCGGGCAGGTTCTGATGATGGAGAGGAGTTATGGGGGAAGTCATAATCCAAACGAAACGGAAATGATGGTTGATTTGACGCGCGGCAATTTATTGGCCTTTGTTGTGATGCAGGATGTATTGCAGCGAAAGGATTTGAACGGCGTCAACCTGGTAGACATTACCGAACAGAAAATGCCCGCAGAGTGGTTGTTAAAGATGGATCGATTCGTTTCAGGTGCTTTACACGATACCTGTAATATTGCGGCTGCATGCAAATCTTAATTTGTATGGATATTTTATATACGAGAGACTGACGATGGGGCATAAATAACCGCTATGTCATAACACCGTTGCATTTCTTATATTGGATGGGTATTGGAGGAAGGAAGTGTGTTGTGGTTTTGTGACAAAGCATTTTGGGTTGAAAGCGAAATCAGGTATAATCCCGTTTTTTATATGGGTCGTTAGCTCAGTTGGTAGAGCAGCGGACTTTTAATCCGTTGGTCGTGAGTTCGAGTCTCACACGGCCTACCAAATAAAACAGTAGGTTACGAGTGATAAAAAAGTGGCAATGTTCACTCGGGGTTACACCGGGGTTACATTGCCCTTGAATCGTAACCTACTGGCACACCCTTTTGCTTTCCTTCCACGCGATCAAGTCAGAGACCTTGTACCTAATTTTGTTGCCAATTTTATAGAAAGGTATGTTCTCTTTCTTTGTGCAGCGCCATGCCGCGAGCGTGTTCACTTTAACACCTATGATCTCAGCGGCAACTGTAGGATCAACCTCGTCATTATTGGGGGCTATTATTTTTCTGATAGCTGAATCACTCATTTATTATTGTCTCCACATTTTCCACTGATCTTTTAGTAAATTCCAAGCAAGTCTTTTTAGTTTCAATCTTCACAACTTCAAAATATTGGTCCGGATATTTTTCTACAAATTCGTCGTATGTGATTAATGCCACGCGCTCGAAAGCGCCCTCATAGACAGGATGCATAAAATTCCCGTTCGCAGTTTTAATCCATTGCCTTACTATGTATTTCGTTTGCATTCCTAATCACGCTCTCAACGTGTATCCTGATTTTTTCCGCCGCAGACAGGTGTCCGACATCGTTATTGCACTGGCTATGCGCTAAAACCATGTTGTGCGTGTTATCAGGGCCACCGTGCGTTATTGACACCAAATGTTCCCGTGTAAAATCATGTCCAAGTTCTTTTTGACAAAAGAAACACAGATTGCCGTCACGCTTGAATAGTGAAATTATGATCGGCGTGCGTTTCTTTCTTGCCATGCGTTTCCGGGTAGTTTTCGGTGCTGCACGCCATTTCAGGTTATTCCTGTATGCGTTCCACGCCTCAAGCGATCCACCAGTGAAATTAACCTGGTCTGATTTGTTCCGGTATATGATCGATGTTTCATCGCCAGCCCTGAACCGCATCAACTCCCATTCGCTGGTCGGTTCAAGCACTTCTGCGCCTCTGGCGGTTAGCCACTGACTGAAATTGTCCTTACGCTTTGTTATTGTTTTGCTGTTCATTGTGATGATTCCAACAATTCTCCCAAACACTTGCTTATCACCTTCACAGGAACACCCGGCAACCTATCTTTGATTGTTTTAAACAAGCCTTCCGGTGACTTATTGCCCGCATTGGAACGCACGATAAGCAGCACTTCGGCTTTGATTTGATCGTAGTTGTCAGGATTGGACATCTTCTTTATGGATTGTTATCTTTTTAATATTTTTCACTGAATAGAAATCAGGCTGGCCAACATTGGTATCAAACCAATCAGCCAGTAATTTATCAAGTTCATCCACCTTTTCCTTTGGAATGTTTTCCAGATAACCTTCTGAAAACTCGCCCGCCAAGTCCCAGGCTTTGTCCCGTGCATCTTCAATTATCGATTCAGCATCCATGAAACGTGAGTTAGTGAAAGGGTGTTTTGTCCCCTGATATATTTCCTGGGTATCTCCGTCAGGGAATTCTAAATATGGAACAATGCCTTCGTATTCGTAGAATGTCTCACCGTCCTCTGAATACACCAGATCATCGACTTCATTTTCGCTATTTTGGTCACTCATATTGGCTCCTGATAAATAATTAATGTGATCACGCTAAACATGTGGCTTCCTGCTCATTTGGCTGCGTCATTACGCTCGTAGTCGACATACGATGCAGAGCCTATCGAGCACTATCTGCATTGATTCCCGTCTATCCATGGATGTTCGCTAAGGACTCTCACCGTCGCGGCCACCGTGTGTAACGCGATCACGTTAATCATCGCAATGTGAATCTCTCTACTTTGCCAGCGTGAATCTTTGCTGAACGTTCGGATTTGCCAGCCCATATAAACACTTCAAAAACCTGCTTGCTGTCGAATTCTGTCCCGAGCCGTGCGATTTGGCACGCAGTCAACATGCCGCACGCAGTTTTGTGGTCGAGTCGCCATGCTAGGTGTTGTCGCTGCACCAAGTTTAATTGATCCAGTCTCATTACAGATTGCCTCCCAGTCTCTTAAACTCGACAACCCACACCCAGGGGTTTGAGTCCGTAGATTTTTTACCATTAATTCTGTCCCATAATAGTAAAAATCCATATTTGTATGATCCGTTGGATTCATCGGTTCCTAGAAAATCAGCGCCTTCGGATTCTGCATCTTCTTCTGTAATATCAAGTAGGCGCTCGATACGCAAACTGGTTATTTCAAGGGTAATTCTCGAAGCCAATCGTGGCATGTGGATCGATGGCCTTGTATGTCTTGGGTAATACCATTTATCATTTGATACATGTCCGTCTGCGACGTATTCTGTTAATGAGACAGATCCAATTAAATGTTCTTTGGTTATTTCACGCACCCAAAGCCTATCTCCCACAGTCCCATGCGGGCATTCTTTTACCCATTCTTCAGCGTCATCGCTGCCTTTATAAATTTCACCGATGCCAGGTGCTAAACCTATACCTTTTACTATCCTACGTGTCTGCGTCTTACGTCCATCAAGTATCGCCCTGACCATTGGGGAAGAGAATATTATTGGTCTCTCTTTCATTTGTTCCCATCCATTTTCTGCAATATCATTCCGGTGCAAACAAATACACATCCTGCCAAGAAAAGCGTGTCGTTCAGCTCAGGTGTGGCTGCAAGAATGGTGATAATTGAAAATGCATAACAAATAAGGTAATCGTACTTTGTCATGGCTTATCACGCGCCTCTATGAGTAGGTGTGAGAATGAGTGATTTATTTTTTCCCTGTCTTCGAATGTATCAAAATAAAAAATGATGTTGTTGAACAGGAAAGCGAATTCAGTTTTTTTCTCGACCGGACATGGCAACTCTTCACCATTGAGCAGAAACGTTCTCTTTTGTTTTTTATGCCATGTCCATCTGGAAGCAACTAAGTGAAAATTATCAGCAATTTCAGCCAAAATTCCCCAGTCTATTGCCTGTCCAGTTTCAGTGCAGTACAGAGAATCACCAACAAAAACTGGTCTGTCCTCTAACACGGTTACGGCGAATTCAATATCATCAAGAGCATCCTCTACATACTCAGAAAAATCCGGGTGGTAATCGAATGATTTGTCGTTTGGGAGAGGTTTCCATCTAACACACTCCCGCGGCTTAACCTTAGTCCCCTCGCACATGTCATGTACGCGACCCCAATACTCTCTGTTTAACTCGACTACCTTGTCCATGATTACTCCTTGTGGCACGGATGGTCCATGCCGTAGATGCTGCGATATTCGTCGTTTGTGACCACGCTAAGTATGGTCACTCTTCCTGCTGTATGCGCATACAAGGCAATGTCGTATTTGCCTTCACTATTTTCACTGCAATCCATATCAATCTCGACTGGTCCTGTGTCAGTGATTATTAGCGCCTTCTTGTCTTTTGCAGGGTTGTACTGAAAAAACTCGCCGTCAAAATATCCGAGTGCTTTGTTATCGACTGCAGTACCAATAAACACTCCCAAAACTGCGCTACTTGCCAGTGCGCACGCAGTTGCATAGATGACTAGAAATTTGCCTAAAATCTTACTCATTATTGAGTTTCTCCAGAACTAGCCAGCGGCTTCTGTATTTTCTTCAGGATGCTGGTCTTGCGTGATTGATTTAATGTGACCCTTGATATCAGCATAGGTCGGGTTTTCGTCTTCATTTACTACGATGTCTGTGCTTTTTATTGTTGCGTAGAAAAGGTCGCGCGGTCTTCCAGCAGGTTTAACTTCCGTAAATTCGAAAATCCCGCCTCCTTTGGCTATAAAAAAGTCTCTAGGTATTGGCAATGGTGTTAAAAAACCCACTACCTTTGTCCAATCATCATCACTCCACCGTCCAATATCGTGCCCCCAACATGGGAATCTCACATCGTGTACTATGTTTTCTCTGCTCATTTGATATCCTCCAGATCCGTAATCGATATAACAGAAACATCAATATCAAGTGTGCCGTAAACTCTTAAAACAGCTTCCTTGTATGTGCTATTCAATTGATTGCCATGTACCTTTTTAAATGCGCTGATAGTGGCGCTCATACGATTTTTCGTGCCGTATCCGCGTGACAGAATGGCTGGCCGCCCAGGTATGCATGTTTTCTCGTTCCAGCGCGGACCGTACCGGCGAAGTTCGTCAGTTTTTGTTCCAGCCTCGAACTGGTCATACGCCCACGCATTGAGTGGCACGAAAAGCGGTTTCATTTGCTAACCCTTGCAATTCCATTCCTGTCATTGAAAATTATCGTTATTTTTTCCGATCTCAATAACAGCAATGGGTTGCTTGTGAAGATGTATCCGCTTACATCCGCATTTCCACAGCGCGTCTCGACAAAAGCAAATCCATCAATTTTTTTGTGCAGTTTGACAATCGCGCTATGAATTGCCTCAGAAACATCCATTTCCCCGATGATCATATTTCAGCCCTCGATATGTTCTTTAATAATCCTGCTGGCTTCCTTGACATCAGTGCCAGCTATGGCCGCGCATAGTTCTGCAGACAGCCCGTAGGTCCGCGCATGCCTCACAACAGCCTGGATATCGCCATTTGTTGTTCGCTTTGTCATCGCTATAGCGTAATACTGTCGAAACCCGCCAAATGTCTGTTCGTTGCCGTTTTTGTCGATAAGGTATCCAGCAGCCTTTGCTCTTTCGTAATATTCTTTACGTTTTCCCCTGGTGGGTAGTGATCTCAGCGACACAAGAAAATCAACCAATTTCGCTAATTGTTCGCACGTCAGGTAGCAGAACGGTCCTCTCTCATTGCGTCCAATCGATGGTCTATTTTTCTTTTTAGGCTGCGCTATAGTGGCGTCATTTGCAGGCATCATCAGCCTGTGCCACATGATCTGTCGTTGCTGTTGTTCTGCTGTCAGCTTCATGCCGCCTCCTGATTTTGTTCATCATCAGCAACAATTTCGCCGTTCTCAACCCAGTACGCTGTAATGGTTTCGGGAAGGGATGCTGGTTTTTTCTTCATCGTTCCGAAAATGATGCACGAGTCGAGTTCGCCTGCCTGCGCTAACTCATCCAGCCAGTAGATAAGGCTGCTGCGATTGCCAAGGTCCAGAACATCAAAGCGGTCGAGTACCAGCGTTTTAATGCCTGAAATGTACGATATCGCCTCGGCAATCATCGCATCGACGCGCCATTGCTCAGATTCGGACAGCAAGGCATAAGGAATTACGAAACTGCCACCATCCTTGGTTGCGGTGATGTTCATTTCGCTGTCGATAACAGGGTGTAGCATCCAGGATGCTATTGCATTTGATTTCAGGCGGTCATTGATCGGTTTCAATGCCGTTTTAAGCAATTCACCCGGTATTCCGCTTGGTGATAATGCATCTGCTATTGCCAACCATTCCATGATGTCCTTGTGCAGACTTTTTGCTTTGTCGATTACCAGCGCACGGTTTGAATGCTGGTCTACGATACCTTTGTATTTTTGTTCATCAGTGCGCCACTGGTTTAACTGATTGTTGAGTTCCTTAATCTCAGCCTGCAGCGGCTCGATATCGATAACTGAAGATCCCGTATCGCCGGATTTATCCAATTGCTCAAGTTTTGCTTTCGCATCTTCAGCAAGTGCAATGTCCCGCTCTCCGTTCGTCACGGAGTTTTTCATGACGCGCAGGCTATTCTCGTAGTCAGTCAGCTTTGCGCCTGGCTCAGTGCTTCCTGCCGGTTTGCAGTGTTCTGAGTAATCAGCAACACATTTTTTCATGCGCCCGATCAGGTCTTCAAATTCGCTCCATTCGTTCACTACGCCATCTGCATCAATGACGCCTTTTGTGATATCTGCGACAGACAACATTTCTTTAGTTACTTCGCAGAATGAAGCCATCAGCGGGTGTGGCAGGGCTGATTTGTTTGCGCTACCGGCTTTTAATTTCGATACCTTTTCTTCAAGTTCAGCTAATTCTTTGGTATCAAGTTCCAGTTTTGCTTTCAAACGTTCTAAACCACCAGCCCTCGCTTCGAGTTTTTCTCGCTCTCCAGCAGAGTTTGCCGCAGTGCTATTGGATTGCCTTGCGGCGCCAAGCTTTTCTGTCGCAATGTTTATTTTTTCCTGAATCTCAGCGATGTTGGATCTCGCGTTATCAAGCAGCTTGATAGCCTTGTCTGCGTCAACTTCAGGAACATCTGGCGTCCACGTTTCGGCTTTATCCTTGCCCCATGTCTGCCCGCCAGTGGTGCTTTTCCATTCGCCCTTGGCTTCTTTAGCACTATCTGCAGCAGATTTTTGTGCAGCCGGGAAGCCTGCGCGAAGCATAGGCTTGATACGTTCAACCTTGTCTGCATTGCATTTAAGGTCATCAATCAGCTGTTTACATATCTTGTCAGTGTTTATGCTGACTTGAGATAGTCCAAACAGATATGAACGACGCTTATTTTCATCCAGCTGCGCGAATCGCTGCGCTTCCAGCACATAGGGTAAGACAGGAATTTCTGAATGATTGCCTTTGCCGGACGGAACAACGATGCTGAATTTATTCTCGCCGGTAACCACTTCAGCGAAACCGGAGTCATGCTCATCAGATACCAGGAGGCTGTATTCCTTTTTCAAACTGACGCGCGAAGCTTCGCCCGTTAATGCGTGTTGAATTGCGTCACGAATGGATGACTTGCCAGATCCGTTGTGGCCGGCAATCAGTGTTACCGGTGTGTGACATTCGATTGCTATTGATTTTGCGGACAGGTAGTTTTCAATGTTGATTGCGCTGATTTTCATTGCTCCGTTACCTCTTCGTCAGCGTTTTCTTCATGCCACGCCTTATGGCCGCGAATCCATTCAACGACCAGTTCACTGCGAACAACCGGGCAATCGCTTTGTGGCTTGCCCTCTGAAGCAGCCTGGTATCCATCCTCGAACGCCTTATTCAACTCTTCGGTTGTCGGTTTTACGTCATCAGGTGATGGCAACCTGGTTGCGCTTGAGTCAATCGTTTCATCGTCTCCCATTCCGCCGCCATCGTTGTCATGGTATTCATGGCCTAAATCGAATGCGCGCTGGTCATTTTCTCCTTGTATTTCGTCCATGCCGCCAGTGTGATCCGCCGCATCTGCAACCACTACCATGACGCTTTTGCCGTTCGCATCATATAATTCATGCAAATTCGATGCGTTTGTGCCAAACCGGATGACGGCTTTCACGCCATCTTTGATAGTAATCTGTTCGAGATCGCCCACCACTACGATGCGGCCCTGGGCGGACAGGACATGAACAACCATCTTGATGTTTTCTTCTACGCGACTGCGTAAACGTTCAATAACATCATCCTGCTTCTTTTTTGCCATTTTTTGCCATACATCTGGCATTAATCTTATTTCTTGCACAAGTGCTTCGAGTAAATCCCTGCCAGCAGTTTCCGCCGTAATTTTTCTGAAATCTGTTTCGCTCATGATTTATTCCTTGAATTAATTAGAGATTGAATAATTAAACTTTGGTAACAGCCGTTGAAGAAACCTGCTGTTGATCAGCCACATCAACATCAAATGAAAGTTCTACGCCGGCTTCTCGGCCAATTTCTTCTATCATTTGTTTTGTATGAATCAGGTCGCTCCCAATAAGTCCGCACTGGGACGGGACCAGAATCCCTCTCAGGTACGTAATAGGGGAGTTGTTTAGCTGCATGTGCGCAAGTCTCATTATTTCGCGCATGATCTTTATGTCGCCGTCGTGCAGTTCTATTGTCACTTTGTGATGGTTATCGATGTGCATGGCGCTATTCCATATCCAGCGGTTTCTGCTCACGCGGTTTGCGTTGAGTCTCGGTTGTGGAAGGTTTCTGTTCAGCCTTCGGTTCATCCTTTGGCTTTGGCTTTGGTTCTGGCTCTGGCTCTGGCTCTGGATCTGGTTTTGCTTCTTCTGCTTTTTGCCTATCGTTTCCCGTCTCATCATCTGATTTTTCAGAGATTATTTCTCCAGAGGATTCATCGATAACTACCCCGTCACCTTCGATGAAAACAGATTTTCCTGACTCATTGGCCGTATCAATTTTTTCAGCACTTTGCATTTCAATTGACATTGGCAGGTATTTCCATCCTCTACGAATGATTGTTTTTTTTATCATTTCGTCACGGTCTGTATCCCACGGAGTTTCTTTTCCTGATTTAACAGCTGAACTTCTGGCCTTGATCTTCATTACCTCAGCGACAGTCATCCATTCAAAATGGCTTCCGCCATCTTTAAAATGAGCAACCATATAAACAAGATTTGGTTCGCCGCGATCACCGGACAGGCATGGTTTATGTTTAACTTTTGTATCAATGCCAAGTTCAAGGTCAAACAGGTCGTTCTCATAAACTATTTCAGCGTTTATGCTACTTATTTCGCCTGATCTTCTTGCAAGAGAGATAAGCCCCCGATATCCGGGCATCATTTTTATTTCGCCCTTAAACGGAACGAGATACGCCTGCCCTAGGGCCCCGCCAATTTCAAGACCAAGGTGTGAAGCCTGAATCACTGAATTAACAAAGCTTCCTGGGTTCTGAATCGCTATCTTTGCTAGATATGGATTGCTGCGCAGTTCGTTTAAAGCAATCCTGCACATTTTCTCTGGAGTAAGATTGCTCGATATTACCGACTTTATTTGCCCCATCCTGTTTGACAAGAAATGTGTCAAGTCAGAAATATTTTTTGGCTTGTCAACTACCTTTCCAGTTGCTACTGCTTTAAGTTCTGCTGTGCTCATAATTTCTCCTTACTTCAATCTAAATACACGAGAGCCGGGTGTTACTTTTGTGGCTGCGTTGATTATTTGGTCAAGGTCAGCCTTGCTAAACCCTGTTGATTTGCCAACAAGATCATAAAAGGCCGACTTCCAGTCTGTTTTTTTGTCGTTTTTGTTGTTTTTCCATGAACACAGTTGGTCTCTGCCGGCAAACAGGTGCGCAGAATCACCCATGTATTTTTTTACCTGAATAATTAGGCGTTCCAGTTCAACATCAAGGTTCTTTTGTGAAGATTTAATCGTTCTGATTTCTTCTATAGCCCCGATGATTTCATTGTTCGCTTCAACAGCCGAACCGGAATCCTTGGTGAATAAATGCTTTATGTCGTCAGCCGTGGTTGGCTCCGGTGCGTCACGGTTTTGAACGCGAGTCCAGAATTCAACCTCTCGTGAACGTATGGTTTCGATTAACTCTGTATCACGGTCAACAAAATGAATTCTGAGATCATCTGCCCCGATCAGCGCGGCCACAATTGACCTTTCTCTGCCTGTCACCATCTGGCCATGCGCTACCTGGGCGGTGTAGTAGATTGGTATTTCGTCGGTTCCTTCCTCGCCCCAGTGTTTTGCCGCGAAGGGGTGCACGGTTTTCATTTCACCGTTAAGTTCTTCACCGTCGACAATCAATTCAAGGTCAATCTCAGCGGCGATGAAGTCGTGCACAGGGTCTTTATATCTCTTGTTACGATCTAGGATATGCACATCATGTCCCAAGCTTTGAAGTTCATCGACAAGCATGTCAATAACAACCGGTTCCCAACGCTTGCCGCGATCAAACAATCTCTGTTTTTGTGGTGTTATTTCTTCCTGGAATTCGCCAATTTTTTCCTGATACAGCTGAAATTGCGATTTCCAAGGTGACACTTCGAGTATTGCCGCGGCGTCACTACCTCCAATGTATTTGGTTCTGTCCATTTCAGTCATGACAATTCCTTTTTAATTTTTTCAAGCCTTTTTTGCATTTCAATCAATCCATTAGCTTTTGATATTTCAGGGCTTGAGCGCCTATCCAATTCCAGAGCGCAAGTGGTCGATTCAATCACGTCATGACAGAACTGAAGATTCTGGTATTCGAGCGATTCCTCATTCATGTGATTAACTTGCGTGTTACTGATCGCTTCGCACAGGCAGTCGATCATTTCATGGATTGAAATACGCTCCTGCAGCAATATCTCAGCCTTGCGTTGGAAGTCATTCAGCATCGCTGTAGATCTTCGCTGCGCAGCTTTTTGGTGGTCGAAATTGGTAACTTTCATGACGCCTCCGTACATTTACGCTTGGTCTCTAAGCGATTCAGGCAAATCGTTGCGCTGGCTTGGCGGCAGCATGTTTGCTGCTCTTATATCAGCGCGCTGAGTATCGACAGACAGTGAAGCTATCCCGTCGATGTAGTCTTTCCGCCAGGGGATATCTGACCTTCTGCTAATCATTTGCCTGATTGCCTCGTCAGCCGTGAATACCTCGGCATCTGCTATGCACTGGGTGTAACCCTGGCATCCTTTGCGCCAGAACATCATGTTGTTGCCGCAGTTGGCTCTGGTGTCCTGCATGTAATACAGTTCACCGGTTTGGATTTTGTGACTATGTTCTGCCTCAACATACTTGACGAAATCATTAATAAAATCAGGCAAGTTTTCTGGTTCTATGATTATGTTCTCGCTGTACAAAACCGAATACTTGCTGACGATCTCGGCAAGTGCTGGGTATTGATTCGCCCATATTTGTAAGATTGCGTTCTCTTTACTGGTATTCATATCAAACCGCCTTTACGAAGATGTTTGCGAATTCAAACCATTTAGATGCTTCAGCAGCTGCCGCTGCTGTGGACTTAAACAGCCCATAGCAAATAACTACTTTCCCGTCGCGCATTTTCATTTTTATCAAGCAAATCATTGTTTAACCTCGCTTGGTTGGGTTTACTTAGGCATGTGGCGAAACTTGCCGCGATGTGTCGCAACACCAGCTGCGAATGCTTTCTTAAATTTCTCGCCAGCCGGATATGATTCCCGCCTCATTCTTTTACTACCCCTTCCCGGACCTTTTTTTGTTGGGTGAGGGAACCGCGCGGAGTATCTGCTTTCCACTCTAGGGTTAAAAGTAGGAATGAATGGCATCATTCCTGCGAATAAGTTGTTCATTGTTTATCCTTGTTGGGTGATTTATGAGCCGTTCCCAATGCGCATTTTTTCTATTGTCGCCGGGTCGTCTTTTCTGTGCGGCGGTGCGTCTGGATCACCAGTACCGTGCTTAATGCAATATTCCTTGAATTCATTCGCAAGAGTTCTTATGTCAGCAACGAATTCCTGGTCATAGCCAAGCTTTTCGGCGGCATCAGCATAGGCATTTAAAGCCGCTGGTGCTGCCATATCTTTTGCGCCTAAAACGAAACTCGGCCATTGCGGTATTGTTCCGTCACGTCTTGTTACTAGGTATTTGCCTTCTGGCGCTTTATCGCCGTATCTCCAAAGTCTGCTCATAATTTTGTTCCCTGTTTATTGGTGGAGGCTGGCAGGATTTGAACCTGCTGGGTTATGCTTGATGTTAGTTGCCACCTCCAACTTGTCTTACAGACAGGCTCCTTCTACATCCACCAGTGCCGCTTAACACTGCGTGTCTTTCCACGCCGCAGCCTCCGTTGATCATAAAAAAACAGGCCGGATAACCAAACTCGATCACCCGGCCTCCAAACCGCTTTCGCGGACTCGTCGTCATCAAAGGGAGAGTGATGATCTTTTCGCTTCACACCTGCTTTCAGCGTTTGGCGCGTCACGTTGATTAGCAGTATAGAAAAACTATACATCATAAGTCAAGAAAATATTGACACATTAATCAATATTTTTTGTATTGTGTCTATGGATCGTCGTATAACCTTCTGACGAATAACAAAAACCTTAATACTTTTGGGGGAATCAATGGTTTTATCAAGATTCAGCAAAAAATCGAAAATCAAGAAGATTGGTAAGGAATTTCAGCAACAAGTGGGGCGCATAGCCATGCAACTATCAAAAGGTAGGCGTAATGAGGAGGAAGCAAGGCGATGGTGCGTTGATCTTCTCAAATCATCAGCTATGGGCTACAAGGAAGAGGACATTGAAACCGAGGCGCGTGTTTTGGGTAAAAGAGTCGATATAGCCCTGAAAGACGACGGAAGGATTTTTATGGTAATCGAGTGTAAAGCCGCTACGGTGAATATTAATGGTAACGCGATCAACCAGGCGGCATCTTATGCGGTTGGGCTTGGAGCAGAGTGGGCCGCTGTTACTAACGGCCATAATTGGTGTCTATACCACGTTTCATCTACAAAAGGTGTGGAACCGGATATAACTGAAATATTTGATATTTCTATACTAGATGAAGACGGTGTTTCTGAGGATGATTCATATTTTCTGTATCTATTAACGAAATCTGCTATAGAAACAGGTGAAACTAAGCGGATATATCATGAGGCTAATTGCGCCAGCACGACTAGGGTTAAGTCTGCCGTATTATCAGATGAGTCAATCGCATTAATTTGCAAAAAGTTGGAAGACGATTACAGGAAAAGAATGGGTGTATCGGTGATAGTTGACAAAGAAGAAATATACGGATATTTGAGCGAAATCATGGATTTGGTTGAATGAATTTGGATGATTTATTATCAATTCATAAAATCAAGATAAACTGCATCAAAAACAGCTGCGGTCTCATTCGTGCCAACGATTGATGAATACTGTGAGTTGCCTACATATCGTCCGACCAGCCCAAATCTTCCGTTGATCCGGGCGTTATTAAAGTAATGATCCCTCAGCTTTCCAGGTACTTTCACTTCAACGTATCCAAGTTTCATTACTGGAATTAATGATTTGCTCCAAGATTTCACTTCCCCAATGAATCTCGGGGTTCCATCCTGAGCATCATAAATTGTTCCGGTCAGCGCATAGAGTTGGTAATCAGGTCTAATTTTTGGCGAGTTTGCGATGCTGTAACCGTCTCCGGCATCATAAGCGATTTTGGCTTGATCAATGTTTTCCGGTGATAGCTTGCCAGTACGCAGATCATCATGCAGCGCTGCTATGCGTTGTTTCTCAGCTTTTTCAGAGGCAATAATTTCTTCCTGTCTTCTTAGTTCCTCAGCTTCTCTCCTTAACTTTTCATTTTCTATTTCTTTGCGGCGTTCTTCTTGCTGAGATTTAATTTCGTGATTCTTTTTTGCGCTAGAAAAGTTTGTTGCAAATCTGGTTTCACAGTCTGTGTAACACTGAATGTACTCTTGGTTTTCGGTGCGCATTTCTTCGCATAACAATTCAATTGTCGGGGTTTTCTCGAAATCAATTCTTTTATTGATGACTTTTGTCAGTATTGATGGTGCGTTTGGACATTTTTGTATTTCTTCGCGCGACAATTTTGAAGATTTGCTTTCATTGTTGGAGAAGAATATTGAGTGCGCATCATTTCTATCCGAAGATCCCCCGTTATTTGCAATTTCGTTTGCTATTGCCGCCAAATGATCGTGTGTGCTTGCGCATCCACTTAGAAAAATGACGGCTATAGCTGCCAATAATTGATGCTTTTTCATAGAGATATAAATTCCGTTGATCTCTAGTGAAATTTTATGGCTATGATTTCTGGTAACATGTATGGCATAGAGAGATGGATTTTTATACCCTTTATATTTTTTTAGTCGCAGATGCGCGGGTATTGGAGTGCTGAAAAGTTCTTTTATTGCTTCGTTTACTATATTTTTCAAATCAATTGGCAGGCTTTTGTAATCCCTTTTGAAACTTAGTTTGTATTCAATAGACTTTATTGTTACGTCTTTTGCAGACATTTTTATGATGCAAGATCTTTCAGTAGCTCTTTAACATCTGTGTATGCTTTGCTGGTTTGCGATAAATCGGCGTCATGTTCCATTACATGCCAGCGCAGATCATTTAGATTACTATGCAAATCAGCCGCCGCGCCAATTGCTTCAGTATAGACTTGCTCAATACCGTCATCTTCTGAAAGTCGAACATCATTCCTGCTGGAATCCCTTTTTAAAACTAACACGTTATAAATGTCATTGATAAATGACTGAGCTTTTTCAAGATTGGCTATAATAATATTTTCAGGATCAATTTCTGATTTTGTGGTTAATTTTTTGATTCTATCTATAAATATTTCTGCATATCTGGCGTCAGCGTTGAGTTGCGCTGTTAATCTATTAATGATAGTTATAGTATCCTCAATATCCCTTAAAATATGAAGCGAACGCACGCTCTCGTTCTCTATCTCATGAACAAATTTTTCGATATTTGAAAATGTGCAGTTATTTTGCCCCATGTCTGCCGCCTGAGCTATGTATTGGTTATTATTATCGGTACACTGATTTAGAAACTTAGGTTAACACTAAGTTTCTTGTCTTTAATTCTACAATTTATTTTGTATTATCTGAAATCATAGTGTTTCTTGATGCTACTGAACACTATATATTGTGTGTGGTTTTGGCTGATTTGTTGGGTAGTAAGAAATAAAGCGTTCGTCGAATCAGGGATGTTTTTATGGAAAACGTGGATTTTTCTGGACACCTTGCGAGGCATAATCGAATTGTGTCGTTTGCTGGTAAACGACAAATCAATTATTAATTTGAGAGTTTATGATTAATAATGATTAGAATTTATCAATAAAGAATATTTTTGTTGATAAACACTAAATGGCATTTAAAGCAATGGATATAATTGAAAAATTGCAAACCTTAATTAATCGAGACAACCTGATCCACTTATTTATTATTTTGTTTGTCGTTGATTTCTTTGTCTATCAGTTTTACGGTGTCGGGGTTATTAATGGGAAATTCCTTATTATTAACTTTAATGTTGATATAAGAAGTTCTGTGCCTTGAGTGCGCCTTTTCGACTAACCATGCAATTACAAGGATAAGTGTAATTTTTGTGACATCAATAGTAACATTGATGTTGATTGATACATCTATTGAGGCATTGACATCGTCAAAACATACTTCGTTTTTCCCGCCATCAATTATTGTAACCCCGTCTGGCGTATCTTCAAGAAGCTCAGACAAAAATGTCGTTTCTTTTGTGTGGATAATAAATTTCATGCTTTTATTCTCAGTGGATAAAGCGCAAATCAGGGAAAGCTAACCCAATCATCTTTTTTATCAAAATAAAGAGTTTCATATGGAAAACCAGCCCTTTTCGCTAAATAAACCGCCTCCGCTATCGATGGCAACTCGCCTTGTAAAGGAATCATCCAGCAGCTTTTGCCAAGCTTTTTGGTGTCTTTATTTCGCTTGCAGAGTTTTGCTAGACAATTTTCTATGGAATTCCAGGTTTGGCTTGAATCGTAAGAAAAATCGCCGGGGTTAGGAGTTTCAATGTAAAGGATTAGGTATTGCATTGCCTTAAAAATTGCTAATTCTTGGTTTTTTGAGTTGCTGTTCTACAATGTGGGCATTTAGATATTTTCGTGATCATTATTAGTAGATAGATTGTTAGTTGTTAACATCCTGATTTTTATATTTTCTGCAATAACAGAGGTCATCTACGCACCAGCCAGCAATATAAAGCACGTTATTTCGTTTCTTCCTTTTTTCCGTCTGGTTTGTCGTCTGTATTGCTAAATACGTTAATGATTTTTTTTGCGTCACCTCTACGTGAATCAGGAACTTGCATGACCGCTTTTACTAACTCTGCTTGTTCCATGCTTAATGTTTCCGGGTCAATTCCAAGCGAATCTAGCGTATCTCTTATTTTGTTATTTGATTTTTGCTCGTGAGGCAATGGCAAGCCGGACATGGATGATAAATCGCATAACTGAGAATATGATGGTTGATGATGACCTCTTTCCCAGGCCGACACATTCCCTTTTGTGCAGCCCAGTTTCTCTGCCAATTGTTCCTGTGTTAGCGCCAACTTTTCTCTGACGCTTTTCACAAACCCGGATATATCAAGATCAGTAACCATTTGCCAAAGGTAAAGCAAATCTATACCCCCGTTATCTATATTTTGTTGACTTGCAAATATAGAAAATCTATACTTGGTTTTAAATTGATTAAAACCATACGTTTTATCCATGACTGATAAGAATACAAAAGATGTGTATGCCCAAATTGTTGACAGGATAGTCGAGGCCCTTGGTGTTACCAAGGTTGAGTTTGGGCAAAGACTGGATGTTTCAAAGTCTGTCGTTAATTCATGGCGGATAACAGGGATACCCGGCAAATATTGCAAGGTTATTGAGATCATGCTGGAGAAAACTAGTGATCCCATGACCAAAAAGGATCTCAGGCCATTTGATTGGTGGGAAGTTTTTCCAGAGTTGAAGATTGAGCATAAAAATTTATCCCATGAAGATGCAGCTTAAATTCTCTTGTCCGTCCGCGCCGAATGGGGATTCCTTTTCCTCTGTACTTTATCCATTCGGATGCGGGCATTTTTTTCATGCTTTCAGTTTAATTAGGTAAGGACAACAAGTCATGCAGCACATGCCGCAAAAAACCTGGGTAGCAATAATTTCAGACCACGTTGACAAGTGGAGACGTTCTGCAGGCATGAGCCGCGAAGCTGTGGCGGAAATGATTATTTCTGAGTATCAGTTTGCCAACAAAGCCAGATTGCCCGGCATAAAGGATTTCTCGAACGATAAAACGGGTGACATAGACACAAACTTTGAAGCTAGGCGCGTCAATGCGGATCGCATTTTCCGCTGGCTTGATGACCGGACAAAAGACTCAACCCTTTTACCTGCAAATTTCATCCCTTCAGTTTTATCCGCAATGCCTGACGAATACCGGACTCATTGCGTGAACGAATTGTTTATGCAGATCGGTTTTTGTGCGCAGGCGTTGAGCAGCGAACACTCGGATGAAGAGGAAACAGTCTTGAGTCATCTGCAATTGATCATGAAAGAGGGCGGGGAGGCTGAACTGGCTATGTCTCGGCTTGTTGATGGCGAAACGTTTGATGAGTTGACTCAAGCTGAAAAGGAAATCGCTGATCTGATTGAATCTCTGCCAAGGATACAGAGATACGTCAGATCTCGTATAGCAAGAAAAGTTAATGGTGGAGGCAAACATCATGGACAAAAGAAAACAGCATGAAAGATTTGAGTGTATTCCAGCATTTTTTTGGATTGGTTACATGTTTGTATTGATTGGTTTAATTGAGTTGTTTTCACAGTAGCTATCCTTTGTTGATCTACCACCCTTGACGGATGCGCGAAAGCGTAAAGCAGTCTTTAAGGCTGTGAGGGAATCTGTCTAGTTTTGTTTGTTTCGTTGTGTGCTGCCGGCCAATTTTACGCATAGGTTGGTCGGCGGTTTAAGTGATTAATTATAGATAGATAGCTAAACGGATAAGAGAGATTTAATAAGCATGGGCGTTAACATTTTCACAAGCACATCGCTATATTCTAGCAACAGACATAATGCACGGGTTAGCGTCCATGGCTTATTGAATTTCTTGAACAATTGGTATGCGGTAATTGATATACGCATGCATTTGTACCGCGTGTCGCCAAATCGCGCGGTTTTTTTAATCTCTTGCTCAAAGGAGACACCCGCCGTTCAGCGATGGATGGCGGGTTTTTATTAGGTAATTAATTATGGCTAGAGCAAGAAACATTAAACCAAGTTTTCTGACCAATGAGCAGCTTGCTGACAATGATCCTTTAGGACGTTTACTGTTCATCGGTCTATGGATGTACGCAGATTATAACGGCAATCTTGAATACAGAGAGCGGACTCTTAAAGTTCAAATATTGCCATTTGATAACTGCGATTTTCGAGCACTCATGATTAATCTCGATAAATCTGGATTAATACGGTTCTACTCAGACTCAGAAAAGGTTTTCGTAAATATACCAAATTTCAATAAGCACCAAAGTCCACACAAGAACGAAAGGGACAAGCCAAGCGAAATACCGGAGTACACCGAAGATCATCTATATCTAATTGATTTTAATACACTCACGATAAATCCAGAAAAATCTGGAGTAAAACGAGAGTGCTCTACTAGTGATCGCGCTGAATCCCTCTTCCTGAATCCCTCTTCATTGAATCCTGAATCCCCATTACCTGATTCCGGTACAGATACTCCGGATTCTAACGAATCCTCCGTATCTTTTTTTCCGCAGGGGGGTGAAAAACCACCACCCCCAGCGACCAAAAAAAATCAGGAACCGATAACCCGTGAAACATGGGAAGCCTACAGCGTTGCCTACGAAAGCCGGTACGGTACAAAACCGGTCCGGAATGCAACCGTGTCGTCGCAACTGGCGCAGTTCGTGAAGCGGATCGGGAAGGATGAATCGCCACGTGTTGCTGAGTTTTTCGTTCATCACAACAACCAGTTTTACGTCACGAAAATGCACACAGTCGGGCTTTTGCTGGCGGACGCAGAAAAGCTCAGGACGGAGTGGGCGACCAAGCGAACCGTCACGCAGACGCAGGCAAGGCAAATGGACAGAACGCAAGCCAGAGGTAGTGTTTTTAACAATCTAATCAGCGAGGTAAAGGCAAGTGCGAGCAAGTGAAGAACTCTTGAAAGCAATCGCGGTAACGGCTGAATTGACCGATACGGATTTGTCGGAAGCAGCGGCAAGGGTGATGGCTGACGATTTGTCGGAATACCCTGAAGATCAGGTTCTCAAGGCTTTGGTCAAGTGTCGGCGCGAGGTTAAAGGCCGGTTGCGAATCAGTGATGTTGTCTCGCGGCTTGATGACGGTCGGCCTGGTCCTGAAGAGGCATGGGCGATGATCCCGCATAACGAGAGAGATTCGGTTGTGTGGACTGAGGAAATGGCCGAAGCGTATGGAATCGCTGCACCGTTGATAAACGATGGTGACAGGGTGCAGGCTCGCATGGCTTTTCTCGAAACTTACAAGGATCGGTGCGAGAAGGCGAGAAGCGAGAAGCTGCCGGTCAAGTGGTCTCCGTCGCTTGGTTTTGACAAAAACGGCAGGGAACGTGTTTTGCTGGAGGCGGTTGAGAAGGGCAGGTTATCGCATGATCATGTTGTCGGTTTGTTGCCACCTACACCGGCGCAACAGTTTTTGATTGAAGACAAAAGCAAAGGATTAACGAAAGTTTCTGACAAGTTTAAAGAACTCAAGTTGATCGTTAGCAAGAAGAATGCTGATCCGGTTCTGGAATGATCACAGACCACCTGGACCCGTCATTAATCGAATACGTTGAAGCGGTTGTTACCGGGTTTCTGTTGGTCGTTGGTGTTACTTCTGCGGTTATTTTGCTGGTTGATTATCTTAGGAAATAGGCAATGGAAATCATTTTCTTGGTACTTGTGTTGGCAGCATTGGTGGGAGTCGTTGTGTACGCACACTTCGACAACAAGCGGTGCGAATTAGACATGCAGGATTTAATCGACTCAGCTTTTGAGTCTTTGATGAAGATGTTCAAAAGAATTTGAGAATGGCTCACAGAGAACATCAAAATCCGATTGGTAAAAGTAGCGAGTGGCTTACACCACCATGGATACTTGAAAAACTTGGTGAGTTTGATCTTGATCCATGTGCGCCAGCGGTTAGGCCGTGGGAAACGGCTAATAGTCATTACACAATCAACGATGATGGTTTGACTAAAGGATGGTTCGGTCGAGTATGGCTGAACCCGCCTTTTGATCGTTTTCAAAGACCTAAGTGGATCAAGAAAATGTGTGAGCACGGAAACGGAATCATGCTGATACCGGCAGCGTGCGAAACGTATGCCTTCCGTGAGTATGTTTTCGGCAAGAGCAACGGTATTTTGATGATGCACAAACGTCCTCATTTTTGTGATTTGACCGGGCGCGAAGAGAAAGGCAATTCTGGCCAGACTATTTGCCTTGTCGCATACGGCGAAAAGAATTTCGATGTCCTTAAGAATAGTGGGCTTGGCGTGATGCTGGTGGAGGCTTCCTGACATGGAAAAGCGGCTGCCTACAGTGAAAGAGGCTATCGATTATTTAAAGAAGTGCCATACGCAGCAATACATTGATGACTGTATTGCGTTTTGGGTGGGGCTTGGTACTCAGCCTGGATTTGAGCAGGCGGTGCGTGCGGGGTTGAAAAAGAAATGAGCGCACTCCCAAAAGAACAGGAATTCAAGAAGCCAAGTCGCAAGCCAGTTCCGGTTTTTATGCGTGTTATTCAGGGTGGCTTTGTTCCCGCGGATGCGACAGCAGAACAGCAGTTGCGGGACAAAAAATTCAAGATTGGCGATGTTGTTAAGGTTTTCGTTCGGAAGCTGAGAAGCGGAAAATTTAACAGAAAAGTCCACCGAATCGGACAGTTATGTGTTGAGCATATCGATGATTTTAAACACATGGATGCGCATTCGGTTTTGAAGCGTTTGCAATTGGAAGGGAACATTTACTGCGATGAAATAGCGGTTAGACCATCCGGAATACGGACCCTGATACCGCGTGAAGTTATAAAGACGCTTAAGCCTGTATTGGAATTATTTGGACTGAAATTGACTGATACGGGATTGCTGATCGTGCGGATACCGCGCAGTTTGAGTTTTGAGAGCATGGATCAGGCGGAGTACGAGGACGCGGCCAGAAAGATGTGCGATTACATATCGGAAGTGTACTGGCGCAGTCTTGAGTCGTGGCAGATTGAGGAAATGGCTGATTCTTTTGTGGATCATTGATTATGCAGAATTGCAATCTGGTTAAACATGAGGGGCGTTGCGATGGAGCAGAATGGACTGAGTGTTCTTACTGCGGCGCCATAGACGATGAACCGTGCAAATCTGATCGTCAAATGAAGATAGTGCTGATCCAGTCACTGGTTGACATGAATGCGCAAATATCAAAGCAGTCGGACGCATTTGAAATCCTGTTCGGTAGTTATTTTGCAGGTGAGGGCGGCGTTCCAAGACTGATTAATGATTTGTTCTGCAAGAACATGGAATTGGTCACTCAGCTTACTGGTATCAGCAAAGAAGCCATAGAGTGGTTTTTGTTCGACAACGAGTGCGGTCAGTCGAATATGGCGGCAAGTTGCAACGGTGTTGAGTACCACATCGGCAGCGTAGAGCAGTTTGTTGATTTTGAGACTGGTGTCAGTTGCGATGACTAAATCAGAATCAGACCACATAGAAAGAGTTAAGTCGCTTCCGTGCTGTTTGTGTGGATCAAGTGCGCCAAGTGATGCGCACCACATACTTGAGGGAAGAATTAAAGGCAGGCGTGGTAATCATTTTTGCACGATACCGCTTTGCAAGGATTGTCACCAGGGTGAGCGTAACGGAATTCATGGCCGGCAGATAATGTTGAAACTGAAAAAGCAGACTGAACTTAATCTTCTTGGCGAAACGATAGAGCGTTTGTATGGGAGGCGGTATGGATGTTGAGGAAATGATCGACCACTGCATGTTGCACAGTGATGACTTGACCGACTGGGAGGCTGATTTTGTGGACAGCCTACAGAACCAGTTAGACGACGGGCGTAATTTGTCCGACAGGCAGGTGGATAAATTGAACCAGATTTATGAGGGGCTTGATTGATGGGAATTTTAATAATTGTTGGGTTGTTTGGTTTTGGGATTTATTTGTGGGTTAAGGCTGGTGATCTTGAAATCAGAGAGCTCGGAATAGCGGCTGCTGTGGAGGGCTATCGGCGCAACATGCGTCAATACAAAATTTACCAAAGTAACGCCAAAATACATCATAAAAACGCTCATTGCTGCGAAGTAAAGGCATCAGATTGTTTTGAAAGGGCAGAAGATTGGAAAAATGATCTAAAGGGCTTAGGTGTGGATGTGGACAAGCTGGAGACTGAAATTGATGGAGAGAATAAATGATTAATTTTTTCAAGTGGCTTGAGAGTGCAAGTAAATCAGTACATAAATACTGTTGGCAGGCGTACAGATTCGCTAGAACAGGCGATCTGTATGCGTTGTATGTCATCACCAGAATTAAGCGTTTCCGTGAACTATCAACGCTGACATACAAAATACTAGCGGCTCGAGAGCAGGCTCGTAATCACTCAGCAGGAGCGGAATGGATGAAAGTTCATGCGGCTGTGGCTGAACATTACATCAAATTGTATAACAGCAGAAAGTTCTGGTTTATGGGCAGAAAATAATGTTCTCAGTAATCAAAAAAACCAATAACGGCCTGGAATCAACAGTTCTCAAAAGCGATCTCATGACGCGTAAAAGCGCCCGGCACTTCTGCAAAGGTATCGTGGCAAGGGCGAATCCAGAGCCAAGGCTGGTTATTGTCCACCCGGATGGTGTTGAAGAGGTTTTTCAGAACAAATAAAGGGTACTGATGCCGTCATATTCAAAAGGTTTTATACAAAGCATAGAAGGCCGCGTAAAAAATGGCAGTCTGAAGGTTTCGTCGACTTTTGGAGGCGGCAATAACGTAGCAAGTGTAGCAAGTGTAGCAAGTGTAGCAAGTGTAGCAAGTGTAGCAAGTGTAGCAAGTGCTGGAAGTGCTGGTTTAAAACAGGTTTCAGGAAAAACCGGTTCGGTTGAAAACCTGCAGGCGCTTGGTCGCATGAAGGCCGGTAAGATGAATAAAACCGAGAGGGAGTATTCACAGTACCTTGATGCGTTGAAAGCCTGTGGTGATGTGTTGTGGTGGGAATTTGAGGCAATAAAGCTGAGGCTTGCGGATAACACATATTACACGATTGATTTTTTTGTCATGAGTGCCAGTGGAATGCTTGAAGCGCACGAAACGAAAGGTGGGTATGCGTTCGAAGATTCAATTGTTAAATTAAAGGTTGCAAATAGATTATTTCCATTCGCTTTTTTCTTGGTTAAAAAGAAAAAAGGCGGGGGCTGGAACATCACCAAGGTTGGAAACAAAAGTAAATAAAAACAATTTTGATGAGTAAAAAGTCAGAAGATAGCCCATCATCGCCAGCCGCACGAGTTGCGCTGGCCAGATCGATAGGAAAGCGTCTTAAGATGGCCAGAGAACGCGCTGGCTTTACTCAGGTTGACGCTGCTGAACAGCTTGGCTATACGAATTCATCAAAACTCGCCAAGGTTGAGCGGGCGACAGATACTAATTCAGTTCCGTTATGGCTTATTTTGCGGGCAGCAAGGGTGTATGAAACATCCATAGACTTCATCTTTGGCGAAACTGACGACTGGGAAATTGGTTACAAATCTTGGATAGAGCGCGACGTATCAAAGTGGGTGTTTACTGCGAATGAGCAATTTCACTTGCGTGAAATGGAGATACTTAAATCTCTAATGATGCGAACAAAGGTTATTCATGACAGTGTTGAGGATATGAGTTATGTGTCTCAAGAACTTGAGCAGGCTATGCGTCGGTTTATTGAGTTGAATTCAGGTTTTGAGACTGACATGAGGGGTGGTAGCAGGTTGTTGGCAGCTATAGAAAAAGTTTGTGAAACGGCGAAAAGAGGCAAGAAGCGTGTTGATATGTTTGGTAAAGAGTGCAACAGGCGGTTTAAACAGAAAGATCCGCAGCCTACGCTGGATCTTCAATTCGATAGTGAATCATAACAATGGCCGCAAAACCAAAATTAACCCCTGAACAATGGGCTGAAGTCAGAAAGACCTGGGAGAGCGATTCCAGGAAGGGTTTCCCTTGGCTGGTCAAAGAACTGGGGCTCGGTGTCAGTGTGGAGGCGGTACGTCAGAGGTCAAAATCTGAAGGTTGGGAAAAAGCAAAAAAACCAAGCTTGGAAAATAAAAAACCAAGCTTGCGAAATGAAAAAACCAAGCTTGGGAAAACAGCAAAGAATAAGCCCAAAACCAAGACATCGAAAACCGTAACTGCTGATACCGGACCAATTACGAAAGCATTGATCAAAAGCGGCGAGACTGGCGCGAAAGCCAATAAGGGTGGGCGTCCAACAAAATACCGCGATGAATACGCAGAGCAGGCGTACAAGCTGTGTCTGCTTGGATATACCGATAAGGAGTTGGCTGATTTCTTTGGTGTTGCTGAGTCAACTATCAATGAATGGAAGGTTGACCATAGGGAGTTTTCGGAGTCCATATCGAACGGCAAAGTCAGAGCGGATGCGGTTGCCGCTGAACGCCTGTTTGTGAGGGTGTGTGGGTACCGATACACGGAGACTAAAACCAAGGTTGGGTTCACTGAAGATGGCGATGAATTCAGCATTGAGAGGACCGTTACCGAAAAGGAAGTGCCGCCAGATGTAAATGCCGCATTCCTGTGGTTGAAGAACAGGCAGGCAAGCAGGTGGAGAGACAGGGTTGATAACTCTATCAAGCTGGACGGCGAGACATTGAGAGGTATTGCGGACAAGTTCACTGAAATCATGGAGAAAGCCAGAGAGCGCCAGAAAGCCGTTTTAATTGAACGCGGGATACTGATTGATAGTGAAACCGGAAGGCCGGTAGATGGATGAGCGCTCAGAATTCGATATTCTCAGATCCGAGATATGCGGATTTTGTTGACAGGTTTCATGCTGACCCGCTGAGATTCGCGGTTGAAGTCACCGGTATTACACCGTCATTCGACCAAGAGGACCTGCTTCATGAAATATCACCGGCCAATGCCAAGGTTTCAGTAGTTTCAGGTACGTCGACTGGTAAGACGGCTGCATTTGGCCGGATTGTATTGTGGCATTTGTTGTGTTTCCCGATCGCGGCCTATGAAGGCAAGATCGAGATAGGATCAAATACATATATCGGTGCGCCGCGTATCAACCAGGTCGGTGATGGTGTCTGGAAGGAAATGCAGGATGCGCGGATTGGTATAGCGTCGGGTGAGTATTCATGGATCAATGATTACTACGAAATAACCAAGACGCGCGCGTATGTAAAAGGTTTTGAGGAACAATGGTTCGCCGCTCAGGTTGCAATGCAGAAGGGGCAGGCGATCGGTGTGGCAGGTAAGCACCGGTACTGGCAGTTGATCATCATCGATGAGGCTGCAGGCGTCCCGGATGAGCATTTTGATGTGATCGAGGGCACGCAGACGCAGCCTGGCAATCGAACGTTGCTGGCGTCGCAGGGTGTCAGAAATGCAGGCAGGTTTTATGAAACACACCATAGCCTGTCCAGGGATAACGGCGGATCATGGGCGAACCTGGTATTTAACTCTGAGCATTCACCGTTTGTTACAAAACAGTGGCTAAGGGATCGTGATGAAGAGACGGGCGGCAAAACTTCGGTCGAGTACATCATCCGCGTCAAGGGTGGATTCGCAGACAGTTCAGGAAGCAATCTGCTTACTCGGTCGGATATGGAGAGTGCTTTCAATTTGGGAAGCATCATAGGTGATGATGAGGCGTATGGCTTGATGCTGTTAGCTGACGTCGCCTTGGGTGAGTACCGGGATTATTCGGTTGCCGTTGTTGCCAAGGTAATTGGTTACGGTGACATCGGTGCTGATGCGAGACGTGTTGAGTACATTCTGATACCGATACACACAAACTCAAAAGATGAGGTCACATTTGCAGGGGATCTGGTTGATTTGTTCGGGAAAACATCAAACGCAACGCTGTTGGTTGATAACGGTGGCGCCGGGCACACGGTGAACAGGCTGATAGAAATGCAGGGCGTTCCTGTGGTCCGGGTGGACTGGGGAAAACCGTGCTTCAAGAAAGAGTACCAGAACAGGTTTTATAACCGCCGAGCGTGCGCGATGGTGCGGTGGAGGGATGCTGTCAAGGCTGGGAGGGTGTCTTTTCTGTTTCCGGACGGAATCGATAGGAAAACGCGCGAAAAGATAATGTCGCAGGGTTCAAGATTGCCGTATCACTTCGCCGAAGCGGGCGGGTTGAAATACGTCATGATGAAAAAGGAAAAGATGCGTGAAGAGGGCATACCTTCGCCGGACATTATAGATCCAATGACGTTTCCGTTTCTTGAGGACGCAAACGAATACATTGTGGCCGATGGCGCCGGTCGCGGTACTAACACTTCGGCAGTGGATGATGCCATGGCCAAGGCTGATGAGGAGTTTTCTGATGTTTAATGAAAAGGTAGCAGGTGCGGGCGAAGTCGGAATGAGGGTGTATATCTCAACTATTTTGCCGTGCGAGTTGAAGATTGTTGAGGCGGCGGCAGCGGATATACACAAAATGTCATTGGATCAGGCATTTCTTGATCCTGAAAGCAATCTCGTTGTTGGGTACGTAGTCAGCAGTGGTATCGAAAAGGCCATGTACTGCACGCAGGATTTAATAGACTTGATCGACAAGGCCGAGGCGATGACCGATGGCGGTCAGACCAGGCATTAATTGGGGATTCTGAATATGGGCAAAAATTACTATCTGCACTTAGACAAAAAGGGTGATGAAGATATAAGCCAAGCTTTTGATCCGGTGCATATTGGGAAATCATCTGTAGGCTGGTATTTCTCTCTGCACATTTATCCGCACAGGGAAATTCACGACCTGGATGACTGGGAGCGTTTATTTAACAAAGATATCGTAACCATCCGTGACGAGTACGGGAATAAGACTTTGCCGGGCGATATGATGAATATCATCACCGTAAGATGCTTTGGTGGTAAGCACACCGAATCTAATCTTGAAGTGGCCGAGGTCGGTATAAATAACCTTTTGCGATACAGAATTGATGGCGATCGTTGCATAGGCCATGGAACTGGCACATGGGACCTGTTTGTTAGTGATTTTAGTTGAGTCAGGTGCTGGTATATGTCTATCAGAAAAATGAGAGTTTACGAGGTGGAGTTATACCATCCGGTCGGATTGCTGCGGCGCAAGGTGTTTTATGTGTTTGCCAACAATTATGACGATGCGATGGATAGGGTTATTAAACGATGGCCGAATGCGGAGCCGCTATCCGTGTGCTGCCTTGGGAATCGAAAAGCAACCTGGCTGAGGTAAATATGGCAACCAAAATAAACATTGAAATGATCTGCGCTGATTGCGGGGCAGAAATTGATCTACAGGAACTACATTACAATGAAGTGGAGGAAGAGGACGGCACAGATGCCGCGTTGTGTCATGACTGTATGGACAAAATGAATGGCGAAGGCATTTATAGTTTTGGGCACTTAGGATACTTTCTTAGTGACTGGATGCAATGAGTGTAAACAAGGTTGTAAAAGGCATTCTGAGTGAGAAGCTGGGCGTAGATCGTCGATCGATCAGGATGGATTCTCGTATCGGTGATGACCTGTGCGCTGATTCACTAAAGTTTCTGGAGATCATCATCGCGCTGGAAAGCGAGCTCGATATCAGTATTGAGGATTCGGATGCTGAAAAGGTTGTGACGGTGCGGGACCTGTTAGATGTTGTGAGAAACGAGGTTGATTTGAAGCGTCAGGCAAAGGCCGCCTGATGTTAATAATTTAGACCACAATTGAGGCAGAGAAAATTAACATGGAACTGAGCGGAAAAGGTATTGAATTCCTTAAATCGATTGAGATGTTTCGGTCAAAGCCGTATGACGATCAGACCGGGAAAGATGTTGAGCACTGGGTTAAGGGCGCGACAATCGGGTATGGGCATCTAATAAGTTGGCCTGAATGGGAATTGTTCGGCAGAAGTTATAAGCACGCCGGAATAACGCAATGCGTAGGTGAGTGGATGTTTGCAAGTGATTTGCAACCGTTTGTCGACAGCGTTAATGAAAGAGTGCATGTCGTTGTTGCTCAGAATCAATTCGATGCGCTGGTGATCCTGGCATTCAACATAGGAATCGGCAATTTTGGCAGTTCATCCGCACTCAAACTGATCAACAATCCATATTCCAGAACCGGTTACGTTAGCCTTGAAGCAGCATGGAAGGCTTGGAAAAAATCACAAGGGAGAGTGATGCAGGGGCTCATAAATCGGCGCCATGCGGAGTGGAGAATCTACTCTGAAGGCGTCTACGAGCGGTGGTAACAATTAATAACTACGCAGTGAGGATAAATTGAAATTTAAACTGAAAATATTGAACAATGGCATTACTAAAGCTGATTTAACCCCGAAAACGCCCGGCAGCGCTGGTATCGATCTAATGGCTGTTGGTATTGATGGAATGCCTGATGGCGACTTTGTTATTCCGCCGAACGAAACGCGACTGGTGAGGACCGGTATTGCGATTCATCTTGATAACCCAGGGTACGCGGCTATGTTGTTGCCACGGTCCGGAATGGGGCATAAGCACGGAATCGTATTAGGCAATCTGGTCGGGCTTATTGATTCGGATTACCAGGGTGAATTGATGGTTTCAGCGTGGAACAGGAGCGGCAAGGTGTTCAAGGTTGAGCATCTTACACGCATCGCGCAGATGATTATTGTGCCTGTGGCGAAGCTGGAGTTCGAGATCGTTGAGAATTTTGATGAAACGATACGGGGATCTGGCGGCCTTGGATCGACGGGCACAAAAGGCGGAGTAGTTGGCCCTGGCTTTGGGTTGTTCTGATTCAGAAAGTGTTGGATGAGAATTTCGACAAATTAATTGAAGAATCGAATAAGGATTGAGAGTGACAAAATCATGGGCTGGAAAAACGTTAAAGAACATTACAATCTGGATGGGCGCATCGTTTATATTGATGAGAATGGTGATATCTGTATAGGCGATGAGTTATTAATCAAGAGAGCGGTTATAAGACTCGAAACGAATAGCACTCATGTGTATGGGGATGTTAGTGTCTTGGGATTTACGTTGAATCGCATAGACTACGACGAGTTAAAAAGTCTTATAAATACTCCTGACCAATTTGAAAAATCTTTGCCTGTTTATACATACAAAGATGGAGTAATTGTTGAGAAGCAATGTGAAGAATACGGCTGGCCGAATGTGACGCACGACGGCTGTTTAATGCGCGATGATATGTATTCAAAGAGCCGTGCGAAGGCTGTTAAGCTTGCAAAGAGATACTTGGATTCCATGACAAAAAAAGCCGCGAGAGAAGTGTCATCGGCCAGGCGTAAGCTTGAGCGCTCAAAAGAAAAGTTGCTCGAAATTAAGAAGATAAAAAAAAGATTTAACGAGACGTGCAAGAACGCCGATTAGTCGCTCAACCCACCCGTAACAACGTGCGCAATCCTGCGGTCCTTAACATCCTGGCCGACTTCGTTTGAGTTGATGACTATAGGTTGCTGATTGCGTTTTCCTGATCCCGACGTAAGCTGTTCAGATATTGACGGCGCGTCGGGTATTTTGTGCTGCATGGCTGGTATTTTTGGCGCGACCGGTGTCGGCGCTGATACAGTCTGTGTCGTGGTAATATTAGGCGCCTGAAGTGATGCCATGTAGCTGGCGTATTTTGTTTGCCTGTCATCCAAGCCATTTAAGCCGCCATTAATGCCGCGTGTGACGGACGAAACATCGCCGGTCCTGGCTTTTTCACCAAGATTGTTCTTTTGCCAGTACCATGCAGAGATTTTGGCTGCCATTTCTGGCTTTGAGGCAAGGTCAGGGTATTTTACAAGATCAATACCCAAATCTTTGCTCGCCGCTTCATAGTTGTTGCGACCGGTAAGCTGTGTATGGCCGCGTCCGCGGAATTTATACGCATCACCCGGATTGACATTACCCATGCGACCGCCATACATGATCTCGGCTACTGCTTCAGGTCCTTGCGCCATGGCCTGCTCTATTGCCGCGCGACCTTTGCTTTTCGCTGTCTTGCTGACTTCCATAATTCTGTCAGGACTTCGATAATTGAAGCTTTCTTCCATCTGCGTGAATCCTGCGGATTCGTGCGACATCTGCGCCATGAACATTGCGCGTTCCTTCGGATCGGTTATGCCTGCCCGATCCATTTGACGAACAAGTGCCGCTTCATTTCTTTCAGCATTTTCTGATTTCCCGCCACCAAAAATTCTACCCATCATCCCTGACAAAGAGAATCCGGTGCTGTCGTCATTACTCGCCTCTGAAACCAGATCAAGCAGCATGCCCTTTTCGCGTTTGGCTCGATTCAAGGTTGATTTGCGCGTTTTCCTGCTTGAACTCTTGAAAAGCGGGTCATTGTTTTTTATTTTAAAGTCCTGGACCGCAGTTATAATGTCCGCATCCGACATTTTGTCAACGTTCCTGCCTTCAAGTGATTTCTGGATAACCGATGTGTTGCCACCGAACTGAACAGCCGTACTAAACACGGCATCCTGAACGGCTTTGCCGCGTTCGGACAGATCGATACCGGAACTGGCCAGTTTTTCCATCTGCGGATCAAAGTGAGTTTCCCTGATAAAGTTATGCTGCGCTTTTCCGAAATCTGGATCATTTTCTGCTATTTCGCGCCATTTCTTGTTGAACGCGTCCGTTCCAGGCTTTAGGTCGGAAAATTGCTGGCCATATTCTGTGGATCCAAGAAAGCCTTGCAATGTCCCTCTGTTGGAAGATAGCTGATATGTTCCGTATGATGGGCCGCCAAAGTCGCCGTCTCCTGTCGATATTGCGCCGGCGCCTTCTCTTCCTGATTCAAGCATTCTGCTTGTTTGGCCAAGCGTCCAGTCTTTGTCGGTTTGCGTAATACTGCTGAATTTTTCCCTTATGCTTTTGACTATGCTTGAGTTTTTTACGGCATCAACACCTTTGGATATTGACCCCTTTACATCTATGCCGAATTTGTCTTTGATGGATTCTGTGAGGGAGTTCCAGGTAGAAGATATCTTGTTGCTGATTGAGTCAAACATGGACCCAAATTTATTCATGAGGCTATTGAATTGATCTTCCATGGTTGATAGCGATCTGTTCCAAGCCCCAGCCAATTCATCCTTGATATCAAATTTTTCGCCTATGATATCGCTTAGATATTCGCCAGCATTCCTGCCAGCCATGTCACCAAGAAATATTCCGCCTAATGCGCCCAATACTCCACCAGCTGCCGTTCCAGCCGGACCCGCTAGTGACCCAACAGCTGCTCCTGCTTTGCCGCCGGCATACGCACCGGCAAGAATTCCGGTTGTTCCAGTAAATCCGCGTACAATCTTTTTGTTTCGGTCGCCTGTTTCAAGGTCATCGTCCGAGAATCCTGAATACAGGTCAAAAATACTTTTTGCTCCAGTAAACAATGCTGCCATGCCTGGGATTCGTTTCGCGACTGCACCGATTATTGCGGTAATAATCCCGGCTCCGAGGATGTAGGTCAAAAAACCTCCACCGCCAGAAGTTACTGGCTTTTCTTCAATGCTTTTGAGCCTTTGATTGGCCACCTTGCTAAATGTCGTCTCTTCCTTCCTGAACAGCTTTATCTCGCCAAATATGCGCCTGAACCATCGGTCAGTGCGCTTTTGCTCTTTACCGGATCCGGTCGAGAATATCTGGTACCCGCGCGCGATAGGTTGGGCAACTTCTCCGAATGCTTTTACCGTTGGATCGGTATCTTCAAGCCCCGAACTGGCGTCGGCAACTGCGCTGGCGATTTTCTCGGCTGCGCTGCTGATAAAGCGTCCGTCCATGTCTGCGGTTGTGCTGCTGTCTACTGTCTTGTCATGACTTAAATAAGCGTCGTCTTTGGAGTTGGTGTCATTGTTTTTTTTACTTACAAAGCGCCCTTTTTCATCGCGCTCTGGCGTGGCTGTGGCATCGTCACGTTTCGGTACAAACGATCGTTTTCGTGCTGTCGGGGTTGCAGTTGGTTTCGATTGAGCCATTTCATCGAAAAGCGATGAACTTGATGGCGCAGAATCATATCGCCTGCCACCAGAATCGCGCACGGTTTGTTCTGATCGCGCAGGTAATGGCAGAGCAGCGGCTGTCTTCTTTTGTCGCTCTGTGGCTCGATTTATAGCGCCGGTTTGTGTCGGTATTTTTACTTTTGCGGTTACATTGATCCCTTTGCCATCACCAAACAGCTTGGATTTGATATCTCGAATATCGTTTCTGATGTTCTGCCAGGTTTCCATCGTTTTTTTAATGTCTACCGGTTCGCCAATAAGGAAGCCTTTATTATCACTTTTGAGCATAATTAATTACCTGGATACGAAAGTGTCTATTTGAGAGAACGTCATCTGTATCTCCTGCATGGCGTCCTCACGCCGCGACAGGCTGTATTCGATGTTGGACGGGCGGAACCAGCCGATGTCCTCATAAGCGCTATATGGGATGCTGGCGTCGGTGATAAACGAGTGAACGATCCTGAATTTGATGGCGTACTTGGCTGGTACGCCGACAGTGCCATCATTCGATGCGGTAAAGTAGTGATGATCAATGTACCATTTTTTAAGGACGCCATATTGATCATCCATGGTAGTAACACGTAATTCGACTGGCTCATTGCCCTGTACGCTGTCAAGAACAGCACCGCCAATACGTTTTTTCTCGCCTGATACGGTATAAGGTGCGTAGTCCAGTTCAGTTGCGAACATGTTGAACCATGGTGATACCCAGTCGCCCATTAATTCGCTGGATACTTCGATAAGAAACAGATTTTTCTTGGATAGCCGAGACGATTTCATCGTTTCGTATATTTGCAGGGCTTCGGTAGGCGTGATGCCACCGAAAACCGGCGTAGGCCGTCCCCAATATCGAGTTTGTGACGCAACCGCGCTCATGCCTGGCAGAATGTCGTTCAATAATCCTGAGTCGAGTACACGCAGTCCTGCTGAATTGATATCGCCCTGCAGGATGTCGCCAACGACGCCGCCACCAACATTCAGAGCCCGGTGCGCCTGTATCGGGATGTGTTCGTTGATCGCGTTCCTGACAACATTTGTAGCTGTGGCAGCACCTATCTTTGACACAGCCTGCGCCAGTTCGCCGCCGCCCATCATATTGGCTGCGTGCTGACCGAGGGTGTTGGTTGTGTTAGTAGTTCCTGATATAACCGAGCCGATGGCTCCTTTCTGTGACAAACTTTTTGCCACGTCATTGTATAGTGACATTTTTAATCGCCCATAATGCTGTCGATGTATTTGAGCCCCTTGCTTGATATTTCGCTCAGTCGCTTTGATGATCGCTTGCTTTTTGCTACTGACATAAGCACTTCGCGTATCTCCCGCAGGTCAACATCACCCTGCGTTGCGCTATCCATCTTAGGATCTTCACCGCTTCGATTTCCGAAGCCCCCGCCGCTTCGATTTCCGAAGCCATCGTCATTGGTTTCGTCTTCATCCTTGGCCTTGACGATTGCCGCGTATGTTTTCGCCTGGTCCTCATCCAGCAACATTTCTTTAGTCAAAAAGTCTTCCATTATTTCTTCAGTAGCGCCGATATCTTTCATTTGCTGCATGGCTTGAACCAAAATCATGCCGGCATTCATTGAATCCTGTCTGGTTCGTTGCTTCTCGGCTTCGAGTGCAGAAATAGATCCGTAAAAATTGACGGTCCATGGTCGCTCGCTTGCACTGAAAACGACGCCATATTTCTTCAGCGTATGAATGTCGATGATGTGATAGATGAAATCGGCCAGCGATGTCCGTATGTGTCTCGCATTCTCCGCAGCCTGGGCGGATGTCCGGAAAAACCCGCCTTCACCGAGCCCGCCAGCCATTTGATCCGCAAAACCGATCATTGACATGTCGACGCCAATGCCCCCGGACAGTAGGCGAGCATGAAAAATAACATCCTCCACAGTTATGGTGCCGGTACGTTCGGTCTGTCCGCCATCCGCATTGCTGATAGTTGTCAGTTGCTTCTCACCCCATACAGGAATCATGTGCCAGATACGCTCAAGTAACGGCTTGCCTTCCTGTACCGCCGTTTCTGCCCGTTTCTTGGATGATTCAAACATTGTTTTAACTGATGCCAGAAAGCTTTTTTGCTGCTCAAGCGTCATTGATTCCATGTTTAACTGCAGCATTTTTTCATCGATAGAATCAATCCATCGCTGACCTACGAGACCGATCAGCGAAGCGTACAGGTTGTCGTAAGCCTGTTCGACGTTATAAAGCAGAGATCCGCCCGCCATACTCGGCATGACCGGCACGCTATCCAGATCATCCTCAGTGATCATCATGCGGATTGCTTTTTCGACTACGCCGTGTTGCGGCACCCATTGCGTGCGCGGCATTTTAAGTCTGGCCATTTGTGCTACGGTCAATCGTTCAGGATTCCGCTCGTTGATAAATGACTGAAACCCTATCGTTCGGTTGCCGCGCTCGAATGGCTGTATCAGCTGAGGCCGCACGAGTTCATCGGTGTAAAGATCGACAACGCCAACATTGTCTTTTGAGTAAATCCTTGCGTATGCGTCACCGAACGCGGCGCCAGTGTATGCGCATTGATAGGCTTTTTTATTCAGGATAGGGCCGAGGGTATCTTTGATTTCCTCAGTCATGCTTTTCAGTTTCTTGTTGCTTTCCGTGTCCGGCTTTTGTTCGATAAAAACCACATCGCCGGTTGTTTCGTGACCGCCCAAGGCTGACGTGACAAGTAATTTCAGAGATGACGACACTATCGCATCTGACTCCATGTCATCCCACTTGTTGTAGATAACCTGACGTGCCCTTGCGCCGCGTCTCCCGGTACCAAGCAGTGATGCAATGGTGGTTGATCCGCCGCCATATAAATAGGCGTCCTCTGGTTTTATCTCGTTTGCAGGGGTGATATGTTCAGCCGACCACCGTTTGGCTGGCATTCCGAGTTTGGCAAGGAAACTGCTTTGTTTGATGTTTGGCATACCGGGCAATTATAGGTTTTTAGTCAATTGCAAAATGGTATGTTGTAACTGGCTTCCAATAGTGCTGATTTTCCGCAGCCGGTCGATCAATTGCGGAAAATTGCAATAAATGCCTTGTCTCAGGTCGGCATTATTACCCGTGTTGATTAATCACGGAGTAATAGTTATGCCTCAAAAAACGCCAAAGATTCGCTATTCATTGAAAGACAGAGGGCGACAGTACACCGGCAAGGTGCGTAATTTCAATATTCGGGCGCTGTTTGACTTTGTAAATAGTGACGCATGCCAGGAAACGGTTGAATCGCGCGGCATGATCGGTTACTACGGCCATTGGCCAAGAGTCCGGTTCGGCATGGACCCGACAGAGGGTGGTTTGGATAACGGCAAGCCGGTGCCGGTTGAGCCCGCTTTTGTCACGACTCACCTGAAAATGTTTGATGATGGGATGGTTGAGCATGTGGCCGAGTTTTTCGATACAGCATCTGGAAAACTGGCGGAAAAGCTGTTTTTCGACAGCAAAACAGGCGGCTTTTCGTCTGCAATCGACGCCTCAATAAACAAGTTCTATGGGTTTGATTATGTGATAGAGCCTAACTTCCTGAACAATTCATTCCGGGGGGTGACGCTTGATGATGCCATGGGCGGAAGCCTTGGCGAACTGACCTATGACGATGTGTACGCGGCTGAGTGTGAAGAATACGCCAGAAACATGATGGCTTTGCTAGACAGCATCAAGGGCGAGCGTGAAGCATCAAGTGAGACGATTGAGCGCCTGCAGCAGGACAATGAGCAGCTTATGTCATTCCTGGCAAGTCATAACGTTGATGCGGCTGCCGTTCTGGATTCTTCTCGCGGCTCGTCTCATATCCTGGTCGATCGAAGCGCGAAAGAGCAGCTTCTTGATGACGTGAACAGCTTCGGTAATGAAACGCTTCCCCAGGCTGGCCAACGGGAAGAGGTTGTTATTGATGACAAAGCGTACCAGCGAATTCACACGCGCATGAACCGATAAGAACATGATTGAGCCTGTAAAAAGAGCCTTCGGTGCGTACATGGAAGGCTTTTATAAAAGCATTATTCCGACTGCTGAGTCTCTGAATGAGTACGCTTCAAGAGGTTACGCGACAAGTGTTGGATGGGCAAAAGACAGGATGGTGGATGATGCCGAGGCCATGATTGAGGCGTATTTCAAAAACGATACTGATGACGCGCCAACGCAGCCGCCCAAATTGCCGGTCATTCTTATGGCGGTTGATAAAAACTACACGCCGACAGGTCGAGATTATACCCGGCAGATAACCGCTGATGATGATCTGTGGGTGATATTGCCTGATGACGTCAAAGAGCGTGCATTCGATGTCAAAGTGATGGCCGGTGATATAAGAGCGCAGCTGGCCATTTTTTCGCATACGTCTGATGCTGCAAGGTCTATTGCGGCGCAATTCCTCTTGTACATTGATTCGCCGCTACGCAGGCACTTTGACGCAAGTTATGAATTTGCTGGACAGACTGTAGACGGCTGGCCGGTGCAGATAGAGACGCCAGATATACCCGCATCTGACATCAAGGTTGAGGGCGTTAAAAACATGACCATTCTTGCTATCGATATCACCTTGCACGCATCGATACCGCTGTTTGGCGCACCGAAAGAGGGTGAGCCGAACGATGGCAAGGGAATTCCGGGCACAGATGACCCTGCAGGTCATCCGGTTGTAGTCGAGGTCGTCAACAAACGTGAGGACGTGCTGTGATTGAGCAGTATCAGGATGAAATTATTGGATATCTATTAATCGGCTTGTGCTTTCTGTTGCTCACTCTCAGGGGCAGTCTCAAGAATCCTAACGATGCCGGTATGCTGCAATCCCAGGAAATAGAACTGGGCGATATCGTGTGGCGGTCCATATTGTTATGGCCGTACCACTTGCTATGCTGGATTTTTTCATGGCAGATCTGGTTAATGCCAGTCCGGGATATCCTGCTTAAGGTTGGCATATTCAACCATGAAATGAATTTCCTTTATAAATTCCTGATTGTTGTATTGCTGTTTCTGAACCTGGTGTTTCTCTGGTACTTCGAGGTGTTCAAGTGACAATAAAGATTCAGTCTACATTCTCGGGGTATGGCGGCGGCGCATGCACGCTATTTTCGTTGTACGACACCGATACAAACGTGCTGGCTATCGGTGTGCAGGCAGAGTTCCGGAAAGAGCGCCGTAAAGATTGTATTGTGATTACAAACGATCATGATATTGACCGCGACACACTGTTTACGGATGACGATATCAAGGCCGCTATTTCAGCATTCTACGCACTACAGCAAGGCGTGGCTTCTGACGGCAAGGGGGCTAGACTGGTATTCTCTGAACGCGCCGCAAGATCGAATCCAGCATCATCAATCGAAAAAGACGGTATTGACGTCAACGGACCGCGTTACCGAATATCTGAAAACGTCACATGCGGGCAGATGGCTGCGCTTGCGACGTGCTTGCATGCAATAAAAGCCGGAAAGGTCGAACAGATGCTTGGTATGGCTGGTGAACTTGCAAAATTAACTGGCGGCGATAGCAACAAGACCGATATGGATGACGAGGTAGAGCGGTTTAGAAGGGGCGAGGTGATTTCAATATGATTGATGTCAACTCAACCGCAGCCAAAGACTTTTATAAAGAGGTCCGGCGTTTTGCGCAAAGAACGAAGCCATGGGAAACGGCATTGTTCTACGAGACCAAGCCCGATGAAGAGCGCGATATAACCCTTGTTTCTCAGCGCGTGTACGGGCGTCGTGATGAGTTTTTGGCAGTAATGGCAGCTGCCGGGCTTGATACTGTTGATCAACCATTGCCGCAGATACGCATTACATTGCCTACCGAAGGTCAGCTTTATGCAATCAAGCGGAAAACAGGTTTTGAATCCGTGGCGGATAACCGCAAAGACTATAAGCCGACCTGGGAACGTCGCGGGAGATAGTTGCCGGTGGTTGACAGTATTCTTGGGAAACTCAGGGGGCATGTAGGCGAGGCGAAATCCCGCGCACAGGCCGACAAGCGCGAGCGTGAGCAAGCCGGACAAGGCGACAAGTCAGTAATTCTTACCAAGCGCGAGGTCCAAGGTGAGTGGGACGCAAGCCGCGTTCTGATGACTACCATAGGCGGGGCGCAAAGACCTATCACCGCAAACGATCTCGCTCAGTTCCGCCACAACATGCGCATGGCGCAGAGTAACTTCAAGGGTGACGGTATTACTGCCAGGCAGGTAATAGACCTTGCGTCATCGAAGCCGATGCCCGGCGCTGGTCCAGATACCGATATAGACAGGGCTCGCAAACAAATCAATATGGCAATACCTGTGTCAGCCGCAAATAATGAAGTACGTTTTATCACCAATGCCGGGCCGGATTCGGACGTTAATCGCCATCATGTTCTGGTCAAATTCAATGCGTTCAGCGCGGCGGTCAATAAGTTGATGTCGGCCAAGTCCAAGGATAGCAAAACTCCAAAACAAACGGCTAACTGGTTAAGGAAGCAGAAGCTCGCGTTTGACTGTGATTGCGGACGTCATAGATATTGGTTCCGGTATATAGCAACAATAGGAAACTTCAACGCCGGTCGTGATGAACTTGGATTCCCGAAAATACGGAACCCGAACCTGAAAGGCGTTGCGTGCAAGCATGTGCTGCGCGTTATGAGCGAGATTGACACATCGACAACGGTGCTCAATTTCCTGACCAAGCACATGGAGAAGGTGCATGCGTCTGCTGATAACACAGCAAGACATCAAATGCGCCAGGCTGAGGCTGATAAAGCGGCAGAGAAGCAGGCAGCAAGAAAGCGAACCATTAAAACCAGTGAGCAACGTGTGCAGGAACGCGCCCGCGTGCAGGAGCGCAATGCGTTGAAAACTGCGGCCAAGAAAGTAAAGCGGGTGAAAGTCAAGCCTGTTGGTACGCGCAAGATTGAGGCCGCATTGAAGTCCGGGAAACTGGCGGAGTCGGATCTCGAGGTATTGCGCCGGTTCGGAGTCACAGATAAGCAGATTGCAGACAAATTGGGAGTATAGAACATCATGCTAAACAATGTGCCAAGCGGCATGAACCGGATGCGTCGCAATGTGGTGATTAATCATCCTAATACATGGGAATGCCAGGTTTTCAAAAAAACAGTTCACCGCAATGGAGAGCCTGTTGTTGGTGGCTTGCCTACGCTAGGCGGGGCGATGGTGCTCAGTTCAGAGGATGAAGAGAACGTATCCTGGGAACATATTGGCAACGGTTACGCACTGCAGGCAGAAAACTTCACGCCAGCCAGTATGATGGACCGGCAGGACGCGAACATTGGCGCAGCCGAAGTTCGTTACCTGATCGAGCCGGAATCTCCCGAAGGCATGAAAGGCCACTTTTTTATCAGCAAGCACTACGTTATCTATCTGGTCATTTCTGACGCCGTGAGGGTGGCGTATGAGGTGGTCGATATCGAAACGGTTATGAACGTCTCACCCTACGCAACACGCTATGTCATGAACCGCAGGGCTGATCTGGACCTGCTACCTGATTAAAACCGGAAAAACCCGCATTTAGACTAATTCTGTCCTTTCACAATAAACATTAACTCGCTCATTCGAGTATCAGTGCCCGGTCATTTGTCCGGGTGAGTAATTGTTTATAAAAACGAGGACAGAAGATGACCAAAGAAGCGGTAGTACAGCAAGTCGAGCAGGATTGCTACAGCCAATCAGCAGAGAAGGCGACGGAGTTTGTTAATAGCCTTCTCGAAAACTCAGCCAAGGGCAGCACTTTCGATTCTGCAAGTGCTAATGATTTTGCCGGATCAGTTGTTAATCAGGGCGATACTGGCGTGGAGGTTCCTGAGTCCATGCAGATTGTTCTGGATGAGGCGTATTGCGGCGCGAGTGAAGACGAGAAAAAGCGCAACCGGGCAAAAATCATCAAAGCCATATTTGATGGTGTTGGCACGTATCAGCGTCAACACGGCGTCAGCATTCCGCCAGATATCAGCAATTACGCCATCCACATGGGTTTTGCAGCAACAGATTTTGCGGCAAACAAGTACAAACTGGACAGAGTTAAGCTGGATAGCGCGAGTTCCGCGCATCATGACCAGTTGTCACTACAGCCTAACCGTGCTGTCGTGGCGATTCTGTCAGCGTTTGGTGACGCGATTCCCTTCGCTCACTATTTGCCTGCAGATATTGGTTCGAACGAGGCAAAGCTGGCTATCCTGTCGCACGAGGCCGGGCACACATACGGTCAGTATGCGCAAGGCGATTCAATGGATGGCGTCAATTCTGGCAAGCCATACCTGACATCTTCGCGCATTCATGCTCTGTTCCCGACAGTCAGTACCGGAGATATTGACGGCAAGCTGACCAAGTTGCAGGCAACACCTTCAACCTGCGATCAGGCCGCAGATGCAGTCAAATTGCTGCGCGGTCGTGCTGTTTTGTACGTTAAAGGCATGGTTGCTGCAAGAGAGGTGGATTCTGAGGGCTCAGGCAACTCTGTTGTGAGCGGATCAATTACTATATCCGGCACAACTTACACGATCGGTGGAAATATCAACACCGATACCGGTGTGTTTGCCTTAACAACCACTCCGGCATTGCCAGAAACGGTCCCGGTTGCGGTTGAAAGCTTCGTTGACTACGAGCGAGGGCCTGAAAATATTCCAAGCATGCTGAGTGCCGTAAGAACGAGACCATTGTTCGCCAAGCCATGGCGTGGGTTTACGCAAGTCACGCCTGATGCGCGCACTCAGATATCACAGGAATTGGGTTTGGATGCGCACGGTGAAGCGATGGTCGCCATTCAGCGGCAATTGTCTGGCGAACGTCATTATGAAGTGCTTGAAAAAGCATTGCGATTGGGCGCAAACAATCAGGTTACATTCGATTTTGACTGGACCAACCGCAAAACCTACATGCACCGTTCAGATGCGTGGCGCGATCTGGCCAGTGCGCTTGGCGTTGCTTCACAGCAAATGGCTATCGATACGTTCGATCATGGTATTTCTCACCTGTATATCGGTAAGTACATCATGTCGGACTTCCTGTCATTGCCTAGCGATATCTGGCAGCCGTCCGGCGTTATGCTGCGTCCCGGAATATTCCGTGTCGGTCGATTGTTCGGGCTCTATGATGTGTACTACACCCCAAGAACCATTCAGGACACAGCGGGTGCCGCGCAAATTCTCTGCGTAGGTCGCGCAAGTTCTGTTGCCTTGAATCCGTTTGTTCTGGGCGATTCAGTTCCTGTAACCATGATTCCGCTCGGTGTCAGTACCGATCTAAAAGCTGGCGTGGGTGTTTATGGTCGTAGCCTGACCGATGTTAATCCGCATATTTCAGCTTCACTTGGTTGCGCAATCATCAACGTCACCAACATGCAGTAATCATTCAGGTGATTTGATCTGATGTAGCAATTTCTATACAGGAGAACATTGATGAGAAAGATAGAAGTGGGGGCGCCAGCCCTCCAGGGTGAAGCAAGACAGACCGTCCAGCAGGTTTTCGGTGAATCCGAATTCCCCCTGATGGTCGAGGTAACAAGCCGTATGCCATGCGTCATTACAATCCCTGAGATTAACGGCCTTACGCTTGATACCGTGTGCAGTGCTGACGGCTCAAACTCAAAAGAGGTCCAGGTGGGCAGCATCGATCAATTGAAGCGCGCCGTTTCAAGCATGGAGCAGATTGCAACCATGAATGGACTTAAGCACGCGCTGACGATCGAGGCGGTTTCTGATGAGGGTGAAGAGGATGAAGATCCTGCTGCTGATCCTGATCCCGGTTCTGACCCTGATTCTGACCCTGATTCTGACCCTGATGGAGAGAAGCCAGACCCTGATCAGAACGGTAAACAGGACAAAAGCGGTGCCGGTGATGACCAAAACAGCCAACAACAACCTGGCGCAAATAAAAGCGGCGCTGGCGCAACAAAGACGGCGGCAAAATCAGGCGTCGTTGGCAGCAAAGCAAAGAAAGGAGGTTAATACAGCATGAGCGCACAAGCATTTGTAAGACAACTCGGTGAAGAGCCGGGCGTACAACTTAATCCGCTGCGTGATCAATCGGAAATTCCTGCGTTTAGCAATGCAGATCAGAACTTTGGGATCATGATGCGTGCCACGCGGGGGCGTATTGACAAACCATTCAAAGTGGATCGTGGCAATGTACGCGTGAAGCTTGGCAAAGGCGAACAGGTGCGTGTGTCTGCTCTTAACGAGGCATGGGTGCATGTTGTTGAGGCGTTGAATAATGGCGCTTATGAGGCCGTTGTCCAGCGTCTGGTAACTGATGCTGCAGAGATCAAGTGGGCATTGGTCGAGGTCGACTCGGGCACCCAGGCAATCACCTATTCTGTATCCGATACCGAGCCGGTCGCGCCTTATTTTCTGTCAATCAAGCATCTTGGATGCTTCAACGACGGTATCAAGGTGCGTTACCGGGCTGATGAAAAGAAAGTTGGTGGCGTGGCGCAGGTGAATGATGAAATCACGCTGCAAATTCTGGATTCTGATGATGTGCCGCTGTATGAGTTCTTCGGTTCGCTGGATATCGACGCCAAGGACGACTACGGCAATTCGCTGTATTTGCCCGATGTGGTCGCGTCATTTACCGATGAGCTTGAGGTAAGCGTTGGCGTTACCGGTGTTGATGCAACCGTGGCCACGACTTCTGATGCATACGGCTACGATACTGGCGGCCAAGAAAAATGGTCAAAGTCAAATACGCTGGTTTGTTTTGACGAGGGCGGCACCGGTTATGTAACAGAAGATTACTCGCTTGCGCGGGTGAAGCTGGAAAACACGCCGTTCGAGTATGAGTACATTTCATCCGGTGGCTCGCAGTCTGCCGGGCTGCTTGGTCAATTGGCACAGCTTGCGCATGACACTAACCGTCAATTGCGTTTTGACGTGCCTGGCAATCTGACCGTTGATGCGGCAGTTGCTTTCGTGGAGCAACTAAACTTCGGCGCAAGCCTGAGTTCTCACTTGTTACATGCATACTGGTCGCCTATCAAGTCGGATGATCCTACTGGCATCAATCCAAAAGGTTATTTTGGTGTTGCTACTTTGAATATTGCCTACGGGTGCGGGCGTAACGCACAGAGAAACGCGCGCGGTTTTGCGCCGAAAAATTACCCGATTGCAGGTAGAAACTGGCCAATTAGACGGACTCGCATGTCTCAGGAAACAAACCCAAGCCGTCAACAGCTTAACGCGCTTGCGAAAGCAAAAGTTAATCCAGTGTTATGGGATCAGTTTTCAGGCGGTGGCCGGTTCGTGTTCACTGATTCACTGACCAGTGCCCTGGTTGTCTCCAGCTTGAAGAAACTGATTGCTGTGGCTGACATGTCGGCTGAAATTGACGATAACGTCACTCGGTATGGCAAGGATGTACTTCAGTTGCCGATGGAGATCGCTCTCAAGAGGCTGAGAAACTTCTTGACTGAATTGTTTGAGGGCGCTGAGGCATCCGGCTGGCTGGTGCCAAGTAATGATCCTGAAATGGAAGGACGTGCCTGGCGATTTGACATTCGTCCGAATGCGCAGCGGCCTTATGACCGGATAGATTGCTCTTACTGGTTACGTTACGACGGCACAGTAAGGCAGATTTTTGTGACGCAAACACTTTCCCGTTAATCGGTAACACAGGTTTTTTAACTGACAAGGACCAAAAGAAACATGAATACAAGCGATTTGATTAAATCCGTATTGAGACCGGATAGAAAACCTAAAGTCACCGGAGCGGGAGTTACGCCCGACCGTAACGACATTGCGCTGGATATGGCCGGGGGTGGTGATGGCATGGGCGCGGCAGAGAATTACACCATGACCGAAATGAAAATGGCTGCTGCTTCGGCTATTCAGCAATGGATAGAAACCGATGACCTGGATGATGGAGAATCATCCTCAGACCGTTTGCTTGCTTTGATGGTGGGTATTGCCGATGAAAACAAGGATGGCGATATTACCGATGATGAGCAGGATGTACTTGGAATGGCTCTCGAGGCGGCATGGGACTATTTGTCAAGCAAAGGTGTAGAGGATGATGATATCGATGCGCTGCTGAATGATTTTGATGATGACGCAGCAGAGCGTGTACGTGATCTGGTTGCATCTGTACTGCCAGAGGGCGAGGACGCGGAGAGCGAGGATATTGATTCTTTCGCTTTCGACTCAGTTGCCTTGGACGCGGCATACAAAAGAAAAATTGCTGTTCGCGGCGGCAAAAAAGTACGCATTCGCAAGCGTGTTTCCGGAACTGTGAGGCTGTCAGCAAAACAAAAGCTGGCTATACGCAAGGCACGCAGAAAAAGTCATTCAGCTTCCGCAAAAATGCGCAGAGCAAAATCAATGCGCGTTCGCAAAAAGGCTGGTTTGAAATAATTTGAATCTCCTTACTGCATTAGCAGTTTTTGGCGTTACCCTTGTCGTGGGAGCTTCAGGGTGGCGCCTTTTTTATTTGTTGAGCCATGGCTAATACACCGAGTTTAGAAAACAAAACGCTTTCATCTGCCTGGGACGGGCTGTCGCCGCATCTGATAGCCAGCATTTATCAGATTGAGCGTACAGAAAGCGGCGCATACGCACGCACGAAAAACACTGATCCTGATATCGTGCAAACACCATTCTCTGAAGCCAGTATGGAAATATCATTGAACTGGCAAAGCGCGTTCGAGCATTCCGGGCCTGAGAACAGGGCGCCTACGCTGCTTGCCATGTTGCAGTCTGGCGCTCTCCAACCAATAATCGACGCGGTAGCTGGCTTTGCCGGGGATGGGAGTTCCGAAGGATTGTTAAGGGGCATTGCCACAAATGCGCAACAAGAATCCAATCGCTTTATCAGACAATTCGAGGGCAGGACCGGCATTACCAAGTTGAATTCAACACAGGTATTCAACGGCATGCCTCCGGTGAAGTTTCAGGTAACTGCGTTGTTTCGTGCGTGGCGAGATCCGTATGCCGAAGTTGAGGCGCCGTTTGAAAAACTCATGTCCTGGTCGTTGCCGGTCAAGTTATCGCCTGACGGCTCAATATTGGCCAGATCGGTCAATTCTGCGCGTGGTGAGACCGGTTTTATTGATGCACTCGTGCCCTCAATTGCGCCGGTGTTGGTTGCATTGCGTTACAAGAAGCGCACCTATGCGCCGCTTGTGATTGAGTCTGTTACAGATCCCATATCATCGCCTATCGATGTGGAGGGGCGCTTTATTGAAAAGGCTGTACCAATGACACTGGCAACCTTGACTGCGATCGATAGGGATGATTGGACGAATTATCGGAAGGTGGAGATTTGATTAAGTATCACATTTCACAAAGCAAACATAGTTGAGCCTTGTAAAGAAAATCAAGAGAATGTTTAGCTTGAGTTAAGAGAAACTAACCCAATCATCTTTTTTATCAAAATATAGAGTCTCATATGGGAAACCGGCCTTTTTCGCTAGATAGTGTCGTCATAAGATACTAGCCCAAATAGCGATGCACCGTATATGGACAGCCGCCAGAAACGATGCGGCATTCTTTGCGTATCGTGTT